ATGATCAGCAAACGACGCATGGCGATTTCGCTTAAGTTCAGGCTTCGTCACGGGCAAACGACGGGTTCGGCCTACCGCCAGCTCCAGATTCGCCTTACCATCAACGGCCAGACGGCAACCGATTACGGCTCCGGCGAGTACGTTCGCCCGGATAAGTGGAATTACTTAGAGCAGAAAATGGTGGGCCGCTCCACCGAGGCCCAGGCGCTCAACGACAATTTGTCGGAGATTTACGCCCGCCACAAGGAGATCCTTCGTCAGCAGAAATCCGACTATCAGGCCGGCCGAAGGCCCGACCCACCGACGGCAGTCTCCGTCCGGGCGGCCTGGCTGGCCGAACACCGGCCCCACCTTCAGCCCAAAGCCCCCGACCCCATCGTAAAGCACCCGAAGACGGTGCTGGAGCTGATGCGCGGCTACATCGAACACATGCGGTCGTATGAAGGCACCGAGCAGGCCTACTCGCCCAAGACGCTCCAGAACTGGGAGGCCCATTTCAACTCGGTGCGCAAGTACCTGCTCAAACTGGAGAAGACCGAGCTGACGCCCGCCCAGACCAGCCGCCACTGGTACAAGGCGTTGTACACCTGGCTGCTGAAGCGGCCCATGAAAGCCGCCGACGCAGGGCGGCATCTGACCCACCTTCGGAAGGTGTTCGAGTATTACCACGAGGCCGGGGAGCTGCCGGAGAACCCGCTTCAGAACTACAAGCCTCCGACTTCTCCGCCCAAGCCGGTGTATTTTCTGGAAGAGCGGCACCTGACCCAACTGTGGCGGATGAAATGGCTCGGCGAGGCCGGGGTGGCGCTCGACTGGTTTCGGCTCATCTGCTACACGGGCATGGACGCGGGCGATCTGGCCCGGTACGTGGAAGACCCGGCGTCCCTGGAGGTGGAGACCGGCGACGGCGTGGTGATCGACACCAGCCGGCTGAAGACGGGCCTACGGGCGCAGATTCCCAAGCTGCTGGAGGTGGACGTGATCTTAAGGCGCTACCCCGGCGGCATTCCGTTCATGTCGGGCAAGACCATCAACACGTACACGCATAGGATCGAGGAAGAACTGGCCTTCCCGCAACGGATCACCTGCAAGATCGGCCGCAAGACCGCCGGGGCGCTGTTTCTGACGATGGGCTTTCGGCTCGAAGCCGTCTCGCTGATCCTGGGCCATGCCAGCGTGAAGACCACCGAACGGTATTACGTGAAGATACTGCCGTCCATTGTTCATCACGAGATGAGACGCTTGAACAGCAAGGAAAAACCGGCGTGGCTGGGCGTCGGCAGTGAGCAGGAAAAACAGGCGTAACGATCCGAATAGCTATACTGGTTAATTACTGTACCGCGCGGGCTTGTCCCCGGCCCGTGCTTACAATGATCCCGATTGCAATTATGCAAGATGTAGCGTACCTTTCGGTATGAACTACGTCACCCCGTACAAATACGCCAAACTTTGCGGCGTCTCGCATCAGGCCATCTACGAACGCATCCAGCGCGGATTGATTGAAGTGGTGCAGATTCCCAGTCCCGACGGACAGGTGAAGAACTACATTGATACTGACCGCTTTCCCCCTCAGAAACTCCGAAAATAAAAGTTAATTATCTTGCATATATACAGGTTATTTTGTAGGTTAGCGATACAAATAAGATAGACCAAAATGGGAGTCGAAACCGCGATTAGCTGGACGGATGCCACCTGGAACGTAGCCAGAGGCTGCACGAAAGTGGATGAGGATTGTAAGTACTGCTATATGTACCGGGAAAGCCTCAACAATACCCGCTACAATCCGAAGGCCGTAGAACGCACGAAAACCGTGTTTAATCTGCCCTTGCGATTGAAGGAGCCGCAGCGGGTCTTTACCTCATCGCTGACAGACTTCTTCCATGAAGCGATTGACCCGTTCCGCTATGAGTGTTTCGACATCATCCGCCGTTGCCCGCACCTGACCTTTCAACTGCTGACCAAGCGGCCCGAACGGATTCACGATGCTTTGCGCAATGCATACGATGAAGCCCATTGGTATAATCTGCCTGAACTGGGCAATATGATGTTTGACTGGAAAAACGGCCGGATGCCTAAGAACGTCTGGCTCGGGACTTCTATCGGCAGTCAAAGCAGTATTCAACGACTGTTCGACCTATTGTCCTTAGCCGCTCCGCGAGATGGGGGCGTTTACTTTCTTTCCCTCGAACCCATGCACGGCGAAATCATTCTGCCTTTAGACGAGGAAGTTGATTTTGGCCCGAAGGTGAAGGACTTGCTCAAGTGGGTCATCATCGGCGGGGAAAGTGGCAACGAAAATGGGATGTATCGCTACCGGCCGTGTCGCCTTGAATGGATTGAGAATCTGGTTGACCAGTGCCAGACTGCCGGAATTGCCGTTTTCGTCAAGCAGTTGGGCACGCACATTGCAAAGGAATTGGGCCTGAAACACCGACACGGGGCCGACCCTTCGGAATGGCCCGAACATTTGAGAGTTCAACAGTTTCCGGTTTAACCCATTCCTATCCCCCATGAAACCCCTCCTGCCCTACCTCCTGCTCATCCCCGCGTCAGCGGCCCTGTACTACCTCCTCAAGCCTGTCCTGCGCCAGAACGACGACGAAGCCGCCCGCGTGGATGCCCTCGAACGCATGGCCCACAAGGCTGAAGGCGAGGATGATCTCCGGGCCGCGCTGGCTGCCTGCGAGGATTTGCTGAATCGGGTCATGCTGCCGCAGCACGAGGCCCGGGTGCTGGCGGTGAAGGGGGAGGTGGAGAAGAAGTTGAACTGTAAATAGAGATATGGAAACGAAAACAGAAGCAGAGACTGAACGTTTTGCCCGACTTATCGATAATGCTCGATACGGAGCCGAACTGACCTTTGAACAGGAAAAAGAAGCCCGTGACTTAGGGTTGGTGGTCGTATTCGGTGCGTCCGATGACCTCATGGAACTCCGTGGCGCGCTCGATGACGAATTAGACTGTTACGACGGTGGCACGTTTTATCTTGACAAAAACGGTCCTCTACCGAACCGGGATGAAATTGAGGAAGACGGCGCCCTCGAAGCGTATTTCGAGCGGAAAAAGGCGGCCCACAAGATCGAAGCCGTTTGGGGGGAAGGGGAATGGTCTTGGTCGTACCGTACCGATATTCCTCACGCTACATTTACTGTTTTTGAAGACAGAGAGAAGTACTGTCAGGGCATCGTGTTCGCCTTAAACAACCTTTGACCCCGCCTAATACGGCAACTCATCCCCGTACATCCGCCGTTTCATCGGGTCGATGGGCGGGGGCTAAACTTCAAGATAGAGAAATGAGCCGAATCGAGGAAGTCATTGAAGACGAAACCCACCGTATTGTTCTGGTAACCGACCCGACCGACCCGACATTTCTTAACTACGTTTACTTCGTTCCTGCCGGGAAGTGGGGTAAAAAAAGGCGCTGGCACTTACAGGACAACCGGCTGGTAAGTAAGCGGCTACCTGTCGAAGAAGTTGAAAATCTATTTAAGGGCAGTGGCCTTTCCGAAAAAAGAAACCCGGAATAGTGGTTCCGGGTCGGGCCTACGATACTCTCGTAAGGGGGGCTGCACAAAGATAGCTAAAAATGACTCTTAAGTCAATAGGGAAGTTCGTCACCGTACATCCGGCGGTCTTCCTTGAGAGGCGGGGGCGTCTGCTCGCACAGGGCGCGGATGGCAACGTAGGTCGGGTGCTGCTTATCACCCCCGGCCAGATCAGCCACCATGGCCAGCAGCTGGCGGTAATCCTCCGAATTGAGCGCCACAAAGCCGACCTCCAGCGACAGGTTCTGCTCCTTGCTGCCGCGTTCGCTGCGGGCCTCCTTGAACTGGAGGTAGTGGAACAGTTCGGGAACCATCTCGTAGGTGAGGTTTAGCCGGTCTTTCTGGGAGCGGTAGTGCCGCAGGTCGCGGCCGGTCAGGTTTTTGGTAGTGCGGGTTTTGAAGAGCATAGAACAAAGGTAATAGACATGAGACAGATTAAATTCAGGGCGTGGGATGCCGAACAAAAACGAATGTTTTATCCCGGCGACAAATACACTTCTGTGGCGGTATTCAAATACGATAAGCATACCGCTGACCTTTCCTCTGTAGATATTGGGGAGGGAAGTTGGGAATGGGAAGTTTACGGAATCAATTGGAGGGCGGACGCTCAGGACAAGCAGCCTCTAATCCTGATGCAATGCACCGGACTGAAAGACAAAGATGGCAAAGACATCTATGAGGGCGACCGCCTCAGACGCGGAGAAATGACAACTATTGTCTTCTGGGATGAGTTTAGTGCCAGTTTTCTCATGCAGGATAAGGCACTCAACAATCTTCCGATGGAGTTTAGAGAGATTGGCTGGAAATGGCAGGTGGCAGGTAACCTTTACGAAAACCCGGCAAAGAAAGAACCCGCCTGAAAAATCACTAATTTACGGCCTTAACCCGCCGTCGCCATGCCCCATTCCCGCCAGCGCCTGTACACCATGAAACGAGTTCCGAACCCGTGGGAGTTGGGCTACGACTTCCAGAAGGCTTTTGAAGCCGAAGACTACGAAACCTGCGCCACCATCAAGCGGCAGGTCGAACACCTGATCGCCACCGGGCAGCTGGATGAGCAGTTGATGCAGGGCTTCCGCTCATGGAATCCCCAAACGCAGCGGTTTGAAGGCGAGCCGACGCACCGCTTTAACGGGCTGTACGACGCCTACTGGCAGCAGCACCCCTGCTGAGCCAGCACCGCGCGAAGCAGCCCGGAATGGGAGCGGATGCTGTGGAACTTAGAACGGCCCAGAGAGGGCAGATAAATGGATATGGAACTACCACAGGAAGAATTAGATCGACTCATGCCCCGGCCTCAGTTGGGCGAATGGCTGTATATCGTTAAAGGATATGGAACCTACTTATCCCTTCATAAATACGTTTATCAGGGCTACAACCGGGACCAGCCATCGCGTTGGATTTTTTACGACTACACCTACCCTTGGGAACAAGGCCCGCCCAAACAGGTGTCATTTATTCAGGCCGATTTACTTAAAGAAAACGTGTTTCGTTCTCTTAAGGAAGCGCAGGGCTTTTATTTCGGCCAGGTTCATGAATTTTACCAGAGGGCAAGAAATACTTACCTTGAGGTCATCGCCAACCCTGAACCTGCTCCTTTGAAAGTCGAAGGGCCGGAGAATAAATGGTATTTAGTTAAACCGCAAACGGAGTACTCTGCGCCTGAGCCAAATAAGCCCGAGCCGCCAAAACCCACGCCACCTCCGGCCCCGGCGCCTTCAGGCAAGAAGTCTATTCCTTCCAGCCCTCTGGAAATTGTAATGTACGTCCTAAACTCAAAGAAGCCCCTTGTGGCAATCGCGGAAGAGTGGGAAGTCGTTCCGCTAACAGTGGGTAATAGGTTCCTGCGGGCAATGGGTGAATTGGCAAAGGATAACTCCGAGTTGGCTGTAATTCTTGGTCGGGAAAAGACTTCCGAAAAGCTCCGTTTACGCAAGGACAAGATTCTGGCGGCCCTTCAGCAACCCGCCTGACACCAAAAAGCCCGGAACCAAGCGGCCCGGGCTTTCCCATTGTTTTTCTCTGTCCAATGAAGGCGCAGCAAGCAGGACGGTCCGCCGTTGCGGTCTGCGCCAGTATCTTCAAGGGTGGGGAGAACGGTGCCGGAGCATGGCCCCGGCTTGTTCCAGACTATTCCTAACCCTTATCCTTCCTGTTCCTTGTAATGCCGATAGGCAGCCGCCAATTTCAAATCGTAGTGATTGTCGCGGTAGTTCTCGCCGTTGTATTTGGCAGCAAACCCCGCCCAATCCTTTGCCCTCAACTCATCGGCCAGCCCCTTCGAGATGCAGAACCGGCAGAACGCGAGCAGATGCTCATGCACCCCTAATTTCATCGCATCCACGAAGGCATGAACGTCCTGAAAACCGCACCGCCAGGCATTGAACCCCATGATCTGGAACATGCCCCAGCTCGTGGATTGCAGGGCCGCGTCGGGACTGAGCTTCATCGCCACCGCCAGCCGCTTGTAATCCTTCGCCGGGCCTTTATTGTAGCGGCCATCGGCGAAATACGGGTGTGAGATGGTCGGGTAGCCCACGTCGTAAATCCGGTTGGTCAACTTCCGAAACCAATGCCCCTCGAACCGGAGCACCAGCCGCCCGTCGTTTAAGAATCCCTTGCCGGCGGCCTCTACATCGGCCACGGCCTTCACCGTCGCTACCTCCACGCCCAGCAAGTCCGCCGCCTGTTGGAAGTCGGCGTCGGTCAGTGTGGTCTTTACTGCCATCTCGTTTATAAGTTACTCAATTCGTTGCGTTTATCCTACCGCCTGCGCTTCAGAAAATCAAACAGTTTGCGCTTTCGGGGGGCAGGAGCCGAATCCCGCCTGACTACCACCCCGGCGGCCTGGCTGCTGTCCCTCAGCGTCGTATCGGCCACCACGGAGGCGACGACTTTCTGCACCGTGTCGACCTTCATGACCACCGCTTCGACCTTCTCCTGCGTGGCCTCCTGCCGCCGGCTGACCCGGCTCAGATCCTGCCGCACCACGCGGGTGGTCTCCCGCAGCTGCCGTTTGAGCCGGGCGTTCTCCCGCGTGGTCTCCGCCAGTGTCGTGAGCATGGCCGCCTGATTGCTCAGCGACTGCTTCAGCCCCTCGGCCAGCCCCTCGGCCAGCACCCGCACCTGACGGGTCTCCTGCCGGTTGCGCCGGATGCTCACCTGCTGCTGGCGGCCCAGCTTCTCCTGCCGCTTGGAGGCCCCCACCAGGTAGTGCAGCGTGTCGGGACTCTCCCGGTAGAACGAGGTGATGCCCGCCCCGAGCGAGACCAGCACCACCAGCCCCAGAATAGTCGCCACCACCTGCCAGGTGCGGCGGTTGAGCGTCAGTTCCTCGGGCCGCTGGCCCTTGTAGAGCCGGAACACCCGCACCAGGCCCGACATGGCGATCAGCGTCACCAGCAGCGGCAGCGACAGGCTGATGATGCGGGCATCGTAGAAGGAGATGGCGAACATCATGGACGACACGCCGATGATGCAGCACAGCAGCAGCTTGTAGGGCACCGACAGCCCTTTGGTGAACTCGAGAATGCCCCAGTAGGCGACGGCCAGCACCCCCAACGCCATCGTCAGGATGTAGTACAGGAGCAAATCCAGAATCCGGGTGACCTCCGGGCTGGCCTGAATGAAGGGCAGCAGGTAGGCGACATCCACCGCATACGCCCCGTAGAACCATTGTGCAATCTTTCTCATGGCTTTTCTTCGTCCTTGCCGAGCAACCAGCGTTTCAAAAAACCTTTTAGTGTGGAATTGGGATTACGTTCAAAACCTTGCGCCAGCCGCCGGAAGCCCATCAGAATCCAGACTCCGCCCACGCCCGTCGCCATCGCCAGAATGCCCGCCGGGTAGACCCCCAGCCTGCGCTCCTCGTGCGCCCAGCCCGCCAACAGAATCGCCAGGGCGGTGGAGGCCAGCACCGTGACGACGTTGTAGGCCACATCGCGCCGGTGGCGAACTTCGGCCTCGTCGGAGGCCGACACCACGCGGGTGAACAACGCGCCCAGAAAGGCGATGGGCAGGGCCTTGACCCAGAAAGGCACATTCGCCAGGATCTGGAAAAATTCGGTTACGGATGCACTTTCCATCGTTGGGGGTGCCGGCCGGAGCGGTGCGGCCTACGGCGGTTATGTTGATACGTTGTTATCAGACAACTCCGGCAGCGGCGGCTTCCTTTCTCGATGGTCGGGCCGGGCCGGTGGTGGGAATCCGGGGCAGGCCCTCGGTTATTTTGGGTGCGGTACTTTGGTAATCAGGTACTTAATGCGTATATTACTATCTCATTATCATCCTCCTTTTTTGTCGCACGGGCGTTGGGCTGGTCTGCAACTTTTTTATCCCCCAGCGCCCGTTTTTTTCTATGGAAAAGCCTCTGAAAAAGAACGGGTTCATTCAAACAAGTATCCTTGTTGGGCTGGAGGATAACTTCCCTATTCACTATCCTTATGAAGGGTTGGCAAAAAGCCTTGCTGTCGCCGAATGGATGTTCCAGTTCCTTGAATGGAACGATGGAACCTCCGACTATCCCGGATTGGGGTACGTCATTGAGGAAGGTGATGCACCCGAGTTGGATGAGTTCTTCCCGTATGACCATACCGAACTGTACATCTTGGGCCAGCGGCACCCCATGCGCATGAACTAAACCCCCTCACCCTTCACGCCCAGCGCCTCCACCGCCGCCTGCCTCGCCATGACACGCAGGGCTTCGAGCCGTTTGGGGTCGGTGTCGTAGACCGACTGCATCACCGAGGGCAGAAAGATTTGCCGCAGGCCGATGCCGTGCCGGTTACACAGCACTTCCTCGCCCCACTCATCCGACTTCGATACCTCGATGGTCATAATGTCCAGCGTTCTGGTCAGGGCCGCGTAGACGTCGGCCAGCTGCCAACCCTCCCCTTTCTCGTCCTTGTAATCCTTCGGGCGGCTGTAGATGGAAACCATCTCCGTGGTGGCCGTAGCGTGCGTTTCCAGCCACTTCATGGACGCGATGTGACTCCGTAAGCCTCCGTCCACCAGAAGGCGCCTCTGGCCCTCTATGGCGATTTCTACGGGTTTCGTAAACACCGGAATACTGCCCGAAGCCAGCACCAGTTTCAGGGCGGTTTCAAAGTCGTAGTCTTTCAGGTTGGTGAACACCTCGGCCCCGGTGATCAGATCGACCGCCAGCGTCCAGCATTCGGGCCGGGCGGGGTCAGCCGCCCATGCTTTGAACTCGGCTTCGGTGATGATCGACCGCAAAAGGTCTAACGACTTCTCCTGACGCCCTAAGTACTCCCGGCCCCGAACGGCGTTCCAGATACCGGCGGGGGAAATGCCGCCCTTTCGGGTGACCGGCGAGGGGTCGAACATCCGCCCGAGCATATCGTGAAGGATTTCGCCGACTAAGGCTTTGGCCTCTTTCCGTTTGTCCATTGCAAGGGGAAAGAAGGCGTAGGACGAAGCCGATACGCCCGTGTAGGCGTCGGGCTTGAAGCCCGAATCCAGCACGACGCCAGCGGCTTCCAGAATGCCAACCAGGCGAGTGCCGCCCCCCGATCCGTGAATGGCTCTCATAACGGTGTATAGGTCATGCCACCCGTCGCCATGACCGGCGTGAGGGTGTAGGTGATGTTGGCGGCTTCGGGTACGTTGTTCACCTGCGTGATCGACAGGGTGATCGTTTTGGTTGCCCCGTTGGCCGTGCCCGCCAGCGCCAGGCTGGTGATCGACTTGCTGGCGATGTTCGAGGTCGACAGCGTGCCCAGCGCGTCGATGGTGACCACCCCGTAGCCGATGGCGACCCGAAACAGGTGCGACCCGGAGATATTGGTCGACTGAAAGCCGATGCCCACCAGAAACACCGGGTTGGTATCGCCCGAGTAGTTGATGGTGACAATCTGCGTGGCCGAGTTATTCGCTACCCCTGATTTCTTGTAGGTGTACCCCGTCGGGACGCCAGTGCCCTGCCCGGAGAGGTAGGCGTTGATGGTGTAGTCGGTTTGCAGGCCCGAATAGACCACGTTCTTGAACGCCTTCGCCGAATCCTCGATGTTGGCCGCCCCGCCCCGGAGCGTCACGTTGCTCAGCTGAATGCGGCCCGTGCAGGTGGTGGTCGCCGTGAAGTACAGACAGTTGATCTGCACATGCCCGCTGTTGTCGACCGTCAGGTTGCTCACCGAAATGCCGTCCAGCCCATCGACGGGACTGCTGTTCTCGTTGGAGAAGCGGAAGGTGCCGTTTTTGATGTTGACGTTGCTGATGGTGACGTCCTTCAGCTTAGACAGCGAAGAGAAGTTCTGCACGAAGAACGCGCCGGTGTAGCCCAGCGAGGGGTCGTTGGTGCTGTAGTAGCCCACGTCGTTGATGCGGACGTTGCGCATGTTCTTCGCCCAGTCGGCCTTGACGATGATCGGCCCGAAGTTGTGGTTTTTCCCCCGGTAGCCCACCAGCGAGACGTTGTTGGCCTTGATGGCGATGCCCCAGACATTGCCGTGGGTAACGATGTTGCGAAGGTCCACATCCTGATAGTCCTCGATGCGGACGCAGTGAAAGGCCGAGCTGCGCAACTTGCCGAGGAAGACACAATCGTAAATCTTCGCCACCTTCTTCACGACGGTTCCATCATTCGTGTTGCTGCCGTTGAAGCCCGGAACCGTCAGGCTCAGGTTATCGCCCTCCACCACTTTGGTGCTGAAGACCAGGTTCTGCGCCGTAAAGCCCGAGGCCAGCACCGTGACGGCCCCTTCGATCACCGGCGTGGCGTTCACCAGCACTTCGTTGTCGCGGTCGTACTGCGGGGGGCTGATGCCGATCAGGCTCACGCCGGGCTTGGAGATGGTTGCCACCGCCGTGTAAGGAGGGTCATTCAGCTTAATATCATCCAGAATGATCGTCCCCCCGCCCGAGGGCAGGGCGGCATAGGCGGCCGGCAGGTCCGAGTAGTCGGCGTTGGCGTTGTATTTGGAGACAAACAGCACCAACGCCTTCTGGGCCGCCGTGGCGAGGCGGCTCTTTTCGGCGTTGGTGTAGCTGTTCTCGGAGAGGCCGAGGCCCTCTTTGGCCTTGAAGGCGGTGTCTAATCTTCCCATAGTCAGGCTTCGACGATCCAGCGGAGTTTAGGACTTGAATCGGTAGGTACGTAGCGGTAGAGCGAGGGCACGCCCCCGGCGGTCTCGTCGGCGGTCACCTCGACGAAGTGATACCGGCGCTGGCCCGAGGGTGTCGCCGTCTCATACGTGGTTACGTAGGTCAGCGCGTCGGCATAGGTGGCGACACTTGCATTTCCGACACTGACGCGGATTTCGTCGCCCGGCGTGCGCGCATAGGCACCCGCTGCATCGTAAACCAGTTCGCGGATGCCGTCGGCCGCATCCATGCCCAGATTGACGGCCGGGGCCGAGCGGGGCGGGATCGGGGAGAACTTGGTTGAGTCGCTCATTTCGCGTAGATATAAGGAATTAGCTGGTTAACGTTCAGTGCGTTGAAGGTTGACAGCGTGGCATCCAGGGCTGCCGAGGCCTTGCTGCCCGAACGGTAGGGTTCAGCCGTCTTGTTGATGTTGGTAAGGTACGCGGGGCCGGCCGCCCGGAAGTTGACCATCGTCGTACCCGTGCCGATAATCATGAAGTAATAGACCCGGCCCCGGATCAGGTTGACCGGCGTGTCCAGCGTGCCGACCTTCTCACCCGCCCCGCCCGCTGCCCAGATGGTCCGCATATCGACCCAACCCAGGCGGTTGAAACGGCTGTTGACCGTGTCCCATTCGTAAATGCCATGCCCGTTTTTGCCGGTTCCGGTATCGCCCCCGCCCAGGTTGGTTGAAACGAAGGTGCCCATCTGGGTCACCGTCTCGGTGAACGGGGCCAGAAAGGCGTGATGGTACACCGCCCCCGAGGTCATGCTGGTCGAAGAGGATTGCAGCGAAGAAATCGGGAATGTCTCGACCTTGACGCCGTTGATGGCCCGGTCTCCCGCCAGCAGCGATGAATACGGGGCCGCCTTGATGTCGCCGCCGATCTGGGTAATCAGGTCCGAAAGCCGTGAAATCAGCGTCGCCATCGGTTATGCTTTTGCCGTGTTGTACAGAGCCACCAGGTCGGTGTCGGGGTTGCCGATTTCGACCGAGCCGTAGGCGTCGATGTTGGTGCGGGCGTTCTGCTTCTGCGTCGAGTTCAGTCCCTGGTTGTTGACGTCATGCCGCACCCGGTTGCCCACCGCCGTTACCAGGGCCGCATCGGCCGTGTCGTTAGCCTGTAGGGCGGTAGCGATTTCGGCCAGCGTGTCGTAGGCCGTGCCCACCCCGCCGAGGATTTCGTTCTTGGCGTCGGACTTGGCCTCGTCGATCTCGGCGCGGATCTTGCTGTTGGACCACGTCTGGGTCGTCGAGTTCTCGACGGCGTCATTGATGCTGGTGCCACCCCCGGAAGCGGCTTCGGCCACGCCCAGCACCTCGTTGATGGCGTCGACGAGGCTGTCCTTGTCGGTGGTGTCGAGGTCGGCCAGTGTACCAATACGGGTAAAGGCGGTTTTAATGTCGCCACCGACGGCGGTGATCAGGTCGCTTAAGCGGGATGCGAGTGTTGCCATTGCTTTAGGTCATTTTTGCGATTAAGTACATGAATCGAAAATCCGGGGCGTCCTCGATGTTCTCTTCGATCAACTCGGTCAGTTCATCCGGCAGGCCGTCCTCGCCTTCCACGCGGACGGTCATGGCGAAGGCCAGCGTCGTTTCGTCCGGCAGCTCGAAGGTCAGGTTGACCTCCTGCGGGTCATTGGAAGCGCCCGCCCCGCCCGACAGGCCCTTCAGTTCGACCTCACCGGCGACCTCACCGCCCCAGAAGATTTTCAGCACCGCCGTGGATGCCCCTAAGTTGCCCGTCTGAAGGCCCGAGAGCGTGACGAGGGTATCGTCCCCGTCGGCGGAGATCGTGGGCTGCATCGAGCTTTTGCGCCCGTACTGCCACAGTTCAGCCGTCACCGGCTGGGGGTCGGCCCCGTCCGAGAGGGTGAACCGCACCCGGGCGAGGTAGGCGTTGCCCCGGTAGAGGGCCACCCGGCGGCGCTGGGGTCTGAGGTCAGTTGTCATCGGTAGCGGATGTTTTGGGGACCGACAATATCCCCGTTGCCAAAGAGCGTGTACTCCCCCGCCGGGTAGATGCCCTGCCCCAGGCCCGCGCTCTCCTCGCTGAGCACCCGGTACTTGGTCGGCAGGATGGGGTTCGGCTCCAGCGTCAGGGCGGTATAGTCGTCTACTTCCTTCGCCACGCCGGCCGCGCCCGGTTGCAGCTTGGCCAGTTCGGACTCGATCCAGTCGCGGGGGGCCGGGTAATTGGGCAGCACGGGCCGCCCGCCGACCCAGACGATCTTGTCGAGGGCGATGCTTTCCTGATCGCGGGGGATAGTGGTCGTATTTCCGCAGTTGCACATGGTCTTAGCTGAGCGTTACCGATTTGAGCGTCCCCCCGTCGTTGACCCACAGTTTGACGCTGTTATCGCTGGTGTTCTTGTAGACGGCGTAGCGCGAGGCCGGAATGTCCGAGGCCGTGGGCGCCCCCGCCTTGCTGCGCATCTTGGGCAGGCCGTTGACGAAGCCCGAGCCGTCGTACTGCACCAGATCGCCGTCGGCAAGGCCCGACATGGCCTGCGTGGTCAGCGCCCGGATGGTCGCATACCACGTATTGTCGAAGCCGTTTCTGAGCCGCCAGCCGATGTAGCTCCCGTTGAGGTTGCTGATGAAGTCATTCGTCCAGTATTCCCCGCCCGGGTGCGCCAGATGGTTCCGGGTGCGGTACCACCAGTTGATGCCGAAGGGGTCGGCCGGGTAGCCCGTCACCCCCGGAGCCGCGTTGATCGTATCGAAGCCTGAAGGCGTATCTGAAGTCGCTTCCGTGCGGAAGGTAGCCCGGCTCGAATGCGTCCCCTGCACGTACAGTGAGGGGTTGTGGCTGACGGCCGGGGGCGGGTTGACGATGCCGTCGTGGGTGATGCCGAAGCCCGACTCCGCGTAGTTGGTGATGTGGGCGTAGCCCGAGAAATGGCTGGTAAAGATGATCGTGTTGGGCTGGGTGATGTTCAGCGCCACGGCGGTCTGCGTATTGTTGCCCGCCACAAAATGCGAGTTATAGATCACTGCCCGCCCGATTCTTGCCCCGGCGATATACCCCTTGATGTACAGGCCGTCGATGAACACCTGCCGGGTCGACGTGCCGTCCGACTGCTGCCAGTTGATCACCCCGTCGCGGAAGGTGGTGTTGATGATGCGGATGAACTGATTGCCCTTATTCTCGTAGGCTACCTGCATCGAAGAATCCAGGTTGCAGGCTTCCACGGTAAGGGTGGTGTTCGTCAGGGAAGCCCCCGAGTAGTTGGCGACCGAGAACTTCGCCAGCGTGCCTTCCGAGTAGCAGTGGGACATCACGGCCGGGCCGGAGAAAGAGAACACCCCGTCGGTATCCGAGCCGGACAGGCCGCCCCCGCACTTGTAGGCTTTACAGCCGGTCAGTTCCAGCAAAAACTCGTTGTTCAGCCCCTCGAAGCCCGACACGCACTCGAACGCCTTGCAGCCCTCCATCTGCACTTTCGCCTTCTCCGAGCAGCCGAAGCCGATCAGAAAGTTCGTCGCCGTGCAGTTAAACAGCGTCACGCGGTGGCCGAAGGGGTTGCTTTGCTCCCCTTCCGTCCAGAAGCCCGCCGAAGGGTTCAGCGTGCCCGATTTGTAGGCGTGGCAGTTGAGAAACTCCGTATCCGGGGCGTTGTCGCTATCGAAGGCGTCCCCGTTGCAGTCGTAGCTGTAGCAGTAGGTGAACACGGTGCTGCGGGCGTCGTCACCGGCCAGAAAGCTGGCCTTGCCGCCGACGGCGTGGTACTGTTTCTGGCCCCGGGCAATGCAGAACTCAACGCGGTTGTTGGCCGTGGGCACGACGTTGAACTGCTGACCGTCCGAAAACACCCCGGAGACCACAAAGGAGGTGGCGTCCCCGTTTCTGACTTCGCACAGGCGGACGGTGTTTTCGTTGCCCGAGAGCCAGAAGCCACCTTCGATGGGGCTGTCGTCGCAGTCGAAGGTGATGCCCTCGATGATGACGTTGTTCTGGCGGGTTTCAAAGCCGTTGCCCCGGGCCGCCGAACGTTTAAAGATCGTCTGGCCGGGTATCCCCTTGATCTTAATGCCGTCCATGTCGATGGCAAACGGGTTGATGCCCTCGAACTCCCCGGCCGGGAAGGAAATCTGCCCCGGTAGCCCCGCATCCCGGAACCGCTGCACGATGCGGTTCAGCGCCAGCGACCAGTTGCTGTCGCCCGGCTGCACGAACGCCTGCACGGGGTAGTCGGTCAAAAGGTTCTCCACGGCCAGCCGCGAGGCGTTCTGCGCCGCGTTCAGCACGATCAGGTGCGAGGGAAAGCCTCCCGTGGCGGGCATTTCGGCCCAGTCCGGCTCGCCGATCTCGATGCCGTCGATGAGCTTTTTAACCAGCCCGTAGGACGCTGGGTAGGTATCCAGCGCGGGCGGCTGATCGGCGGGCACCGGCCAGCACAGTTTGCTCAGCGGGACGCTGCATTCCAAAAGATCACCTCCATGTATTTGCGTTTTCTCTGCCATCGGTTAGAGGTTGAAGACTTCGGCTTTGGTTTCGTTGCCGACGACGGGTTTGGTGAAGGCGAACACCTGCCCGGTCGCCATATGCTTGATGCGGATGCCCGGCTGCGCCTTTTTCGGCGGCAGGAACGGGTCGTAGAAACACACCTTGATTTTTCCCGACAGCACCTCCGTTTCAGCGATGCCCGCCTTCTGGCTGAGCATGTAGAGGATGTACGGGCTGGAGCCGGGGTCTTTCCAGGTGGCCCCGCCGTCGTAGCTCACCTGGGCGTAGGCTTTCGTGCCGTAGCCGCCCAGCGCGTCGTAACTTTTCTTCCAGCGGGTGACGCCCGAATGGTAGCCGTCGTGCCCCTTGTTCGGCTCCTGAGAATAGCCCAGCTGCCCTTCCGATGTCCACGGAAACGACGAAGGGCTGCCCGGGTCGGGCGTCCACCGTTCGAGCGGTTTGCCGCCGTACCAGATTCCGAAGGCGTGCTGTTTGTTGATGTCGGCCGTCCCGCGTCCGCCCTGGCTGAAGGGCACCAGCCCCTTCTTGTCGGCGCCGGGTGCGCCCTGCATGGCCCAGAAGCCCATCGCTACCGCCTGCGAGGTGGGAATGTGCAGATGGCCGAACGCTTCCACTTTACCGGCGGGGTTGGTCGTGCGGAACACATACGGCCATCCCGAATGGGCGATGGATTCGCCGACCGACTCGTAGGGCGGCCAGACGAACCAGACGATGTATTTGGTCCAGCCCGCGATGACGTAGCAGTCCTCAACGTGCATGGCCCGGTGAACCAGCGCGTTGTTGTTGTAGGGCTGCTGCGGGTACAGGCGGATGTTGGCCGCCGTATGCACGTCGGCCAGCGTCTTGGTGCTGCCGTCCATCGCCGTATACGTGTTGTTGAAAAACGGGATGGAGGCTTTGGCGGCCGTCGCGTTGGCGTAGCGGTTGACGAAGCTGCTGCTGAGGGCATTCGAGGCCACCAGCGTGTCGGCGTTGTACATCGACGTATCGCCGTAGCTGCCGTAGTTGATGGCATTGGCGCCAAAATCCGCCAGCTGAATCTCCTGGATGCGTTCGTTGTACCAGAACGCCTGATTCGACCCGGCCGCCACGTAGTACTCGCCCTCCTGGTTCTGGTTGCCGAAGAAGAACGTACAGGCGGATTGGTTGGCCGCGTTGCGCACCTGCGTGCGGGTCATGTTGGCCGCCCCGGAGACGTTGGCCCCGTTGTTTTTCATCACATTGGCGCCGGTGATCTTGTGGCTGGTCGCCCGCTTGGTGTTGTCGAAGCCCCAGCCGCTATGATCCAGATGGGTGACGCCCACCGTATAGTATTTGTTGTTGTCGGGGTGCAGCAGCGGATACGCCCCGTACAGCCGCCCGGCCGGTAAGGTCATCGGGTCGTAGAGGTACGGGTACAGCGCCAGCTGGCCGGGTTCAAAGCGGGTGTCGACGATTTCGGGCATCAGCGTAAGAGGGTTTGCACTTCTTCCGGGGTCAGGTACGCACCGCCGTCTTCGGCCTCGTTATCGAAGACCCACACCCGATGGCTGTTGACGGTCTGGTTTTCGCTGTACCAGGCTTTCACCTGGTCGAGCGTTTCGGCATGGCCCACATCAATGAGCGAATTGCCGTAGGGGCTAAAGCTCTTGTTGCCCGGCGTCAGGATGCGCTGTTGAATTTTGTATCGTTTCGGCTTTTCCATGTCTTAGCTGGGGAGGTTGGTATAGACTTCCTGGGTGCCGCGCCCGGCAAACCAGATCCACTGGTAGTAGGGGCTGCCCTGGTCGTTGGTGTTCAAATTCAAGTCCGCGCCCGTCGTCGACTTGGTGACAAACCAGGCGAACATCATGGGTTCGGGGTCGATTTCCACTTCCAGTTCCGAGCCGACGAAGGTGCCGACCGGAATACTGTTCAGGCTGGTACCGTTGAACCCGTTGGTAATGGCGCCATTTTCCCAGAACAGCAGGTTATTGTACCCCGCCTTGTTGTAATTGCGGATGTTGGAGACGTAGGCTTTGCCGCCTGCGTGGCGGACGCGGAAGTCGTAGACGTCGTTCTGGGCGGTGATGGTGCGGTTCTGCGCCGGCGCGTCCACCGGGCGGGCCGGGTAGACCTGCCGGATGGTGCCGACAGCATCCCCGTTACGGCTGTAGTAGACCGAGATGACCTGCGTGCTGTTGGGCAGCCGAAACTTGAACTCCCGGGGCGTCTCAAACTCGATGCCCGACAGTTCGTTGCCGCCGATGCCGCCCGCCATCCGGTTGTAGCCCTGCGGGTAGCTGCCCGTCCCCATCGTCCCCCAATCATCGGGATAGACGTACCAGGTATATTCGAGGTTGCCCGTGGTAACCTCCCCGTAGACGACCACCGACCGACAGATGCCGTTGACGATGGAGTTGGGCGCGATGCCGATGCGGACAATGGAGGGCGATACCAGCGTGCCGACCGTAAACGAGGTGTTTTGAACGGCCGAGGTGTTGGTCTTCAGCCGCGCTTCGGCGATGTAGCCCCCGTCGGCCAGCACGGCGTTGGAAATCAGCTCGTAATAGGTCTTACCCGAAGGAATCGCCCCGTCGGTCCAGTCGATGACCGTCGTGCCGCCCGTGGTACGAAGCCGGAACTGCACCAGCGCCGTGGCGTCCGAGCGCAGGGTGGCCTTCTTCTCTGAGGAAAGCCGGGTCACGTCGTAGTAGACGTTGGTGATGCTGTCCGAGGTGGTGGCCGGGTACAGCTGCACGGTCATGTTCGTCGTGTTGTCGGTGACTGTCACGTTGGCCGAAAACTGGTTGCCCGGGTTGTCCGACTGCCGCACGATGACCTTGTAGGTGCTGCCGCGTTGCAGGCCCGTAAAGCCGATGGCCCGGCGGTTGTGGCTGCCGCCGTTGTCGTCGGTGAAGGCGCCCGTGGCCGCCGTCTTGATCGCCGGAGCGGGCGGGTTGTAGGTGAAGCCCACGCCCTGCACCTGCACGTCCCACGTCCCCGCATCGACCGTAAACAGCGCCGTTCCCGCCTGCTGGCCCGTCTTTTCGACCTGAAAGATCAGTTTGGTCAGCGACTGGACGACGTTGACCTTGTTGACCGTGAGCGTAAAGTCGGCGGGCGTCTCGGCCTGCCCGTCGGAGGCCCAGACCCGGATGCGCCGGGCGTCGGTGGTCGTTCCGGCTGCGCCCCCGAAGACCGCCGTACCGGAGAACACCCCGCCCGAGAAGGTCACCCATGAAGGGAGGTTGCCGATTTCGGCCCCGGCGCTGTCGACCTCTTTGGCCCGGTAGGTCAGGTTATCCAGGTCGGCGTCGTTGAAGTTGGGCCTAATGTCCAGGTTCCACGTCTGCCCTTCCTGCCGCGTGACGTTGCCGATGGGCGTCAGCACCGCCGGGGGCGTGTTGACCTTGACGTGCCCCGATCCGCGAAGCTCATTGATTTTGACCGCCACACCCGTGGCCGACTGTTGCAGGCGGATGTAGCGCGTCGTCGGCCGGGGGTTACCCAGATCAACGGGCCAGGAGTCATTAATCCCTGCCAGGTTCTGCGTGGCCGACACGCCCGGGGTATTGATGACATTGGTGAGCGTCCCCGTCGTCATGGCGGGCAGCGTCACGCCGTCTTTGGCCAAAATCAGCCACAGCCCGCCGGTGCCGTTGGCGCCCGGCAGTCCGTCGGCAATGATCTCCAGTTCGTCCAGCACGTAATCCTTGCCCAGATCGACCTGAAGGCCCTCCTGGGCGCCGTTGGAAGACAGCCAGAAGGTGGCGTCGTCGTCATCGTTGGCGTGGGTGGCCGTGCCGCTCGAAGCGGTGATGGCCTTGCCCACGACGATGTTGGACGGTTCGGGGTAGATGCGGCCCTGCCCGCCGGCCTCGTAAGTAAACTGTTCCTCGATGACGTTGGGCGAGCCTTCCACGTGCGCCCGCAGCGTGTATTCTTCCCCATCCACCGGGCCGATCATCACGTAGGAGAAGTCGGAGACGCCATCGAACAAACTGCCTTTGGTCAGGCCCGTCTGGCTCCAGGCGCGTTCGGAGAGAACGACGACATCGGCCGAGTCCAGCAGCTCCAGCCGCATCTGCTCGCCGGTGCCGAAGGCGTAGAGGAACAGCACCCCGCCCTCATCCGACCAGAAGATGTCGGTGAACAGCTCGGGAACCGGGGCGGGCTGGATGGTGATGAGAATATCCACCGACGTCGACAGGCCCGTGGGGCCGATGCCGGTGAGCTTAACGATGGTGCTGCCGGGCTGGGTGGTGATGGCGGCCGGGGGGTCGGGCGTCTTGATGACCCGGTTCACCTCGTCGCGGATCATGCCCATCGGCGGGGCCGTGATGGCGTAGCGCACCGCCCCGGGGAAGACCGGAAACTGCCACGAGAAGGGCTGGCCCGCGATGGCCGTCTGGTCGGTGATGCCCGCCGGAACCGTGGGCGGGGTCTGCTGCTCACCCCCGCCCGTGGCCGAGGTCGCCACCAGGCGGATGGTGCCGTTGGGCTGCTTGATGAACCCGGCGGCGCAGTCTACTTCCTCGTAGCAGGTGGTGTCGTTGAGGCGGAGGCCGCCGAAGGTCGCCATGCGCCCGGAGACCGAATCGACGCTGAGTACGGAGTCCAATCCTTGTAAGTTTGCTCGTCCATCGGTGGAACCAAAGGTGTATTCAGCAACCAAAACTTTTTCATCGGGCAGCCCTCGAAAGGCCGCCGCGAATACATCGTAGGTACGGCCCGGAACGAACGCATCACCGTTTTCGTCGGCTTCAAATACCGGATTGGTCTGCCAGTGGACGTTATCCAGCGAGTACTCCCAGACGATGCCTTTTTGGGGGTCAAAAACCGGGTTCCGTACAGTTATCGTGCGTTCGTTCATCGTACTTTCATGCCAACTAAAACCTTAGTAACAGATTCGACCAGTTGATCCCGACCGGCATCCCGGACACGCAGAATCAGGCGCTCCGGGTCAAGTCGAGGCAGCGGCTTGTTGCCCTGTCCGTCATCACCTTCTACTTCCAGTTTGACCAACCCGGTTGCCATCTCTTTCAGCAGCAGCTGCACCTTCCAGCTGGCGTCGTTGCCGTTGATGGTGCCGGTGTTGGGTGAAATGGTGCTGCCGTCGCCCGTATCAAGGATGGGCACCCGATTGCCGCTGCTATCCTCCCATTCGCTGGTGTAGACCATCGAGCCGACCTCGGCCGGAATCTCGACGGCCCGCACTTTGGCGATGCGGTAGCGGTCGGTGTATTCCAGCGTCAGAATCAGCATCCGCAGGCCGCCCAGCTCGGGGAACAGCAGCACGTCGTAGGCCCTGAGGTCGGTCTGGCAGAACAGCTCGCCGTCGTAGCATTGCCGGGGCTTGCCCAAAAGCCGCAGCCGGTCGCGGGCCAGAATCTTGACCAGCGGGGCGGGGTTGTCGAACGGGTCGGGATCGGACACCCAGCCCGACGTGCCGGTTTGTCCGTCGATGCGGAGCAGCGAGGCGTAGTTCAGCCGGTAGGCCGTATGGTGCTGCGGGACGCCCGAGAGCGGCACGGTGATGTAGTCGAAGCGGGCGCCCTGCTGGTCGCCCAGCGGCACGATCACCTCGTCGGTCTTCCGGCGCGGGCCTTCGATGCCCTCCAGTTCGGCGGACCACTTCTCGCTGCGCATCGCCTCGCGGGACTTGTCGACGCGGCTGAGCGAGAAGTTCTTCAGTTCAATGGCCGGGGTGGGGCTACCCGTCTGCCCCTGCAAATTAATCGGCCGGTAGGCGTAGATGATCAGCTGGTACTGTTGCCCCGCCGGGACGGGCTGCATGGTCACCGAGAAGCGTTTGCCCTTCGTGGGCCGCGCTTTGGTGATGCCCACGCCCGCCTGGTATTCGTTGGTGTCGAAGAAGTACAGGGACTTGCCCCGGTCGTTGTTGTCTTTCCAGCTGCCGTCCGGCTGGAGGATGTAGGTGGTCGGCCCTTCGGGGTTGTAGGCGACGATGCGCAGTTTCAGCCCCCGGCTGTTGATGTTGATGTATTCGCCCGAAAGCGTCCATTCGTCGGTGCCGCTGTAGCCGTCGGTGATGGTGACCACCGGCAGCTGGACGGCCTGCGGGTCGCTTTTCTGCGCTCCCGCGTCCGAAGTGCCTTCGATTCTCAGGCGATAGGGGTCTTCCACCGTACCCGCGCCCACGCGCGAGGCGACGATACCCCCGAGTTTGGTGTAACCCACGGGAAAGCCCGAGGCCATGTTCTCGTAGCCGGTGTTGGACAGAAAGTTCTTTTCCCGGCCGTATTCGAGGTTGACGACGACCTTATGGTACTGCGGCTCGATGGAGAGCATCGCCCCGGTGATGGGCTTCAGATCATAGCTGCGGTAGACGGGCTTGCCGACCTCTTCGACGATCAGCTCGGGCGTCACCCAGTCGGCCGGGTCGGTGTAGTAGACCCACTCGATGGCCGGGTTGCCCGCGTCGGTATCGGCGTAGAGGCCCACCCGGTAGATGCGGAAGGCGCCGTTCTCCTGCACGATGCGGGCGCCGAAGGATAGGAGTATCCCCCGCAGCACGTCGTAGCACGACTGCCAGACGCCGTTCGCATCCTGAAACCGCAGGTCGTTGTGCTTGGTGGTAAAGAGCGTATTGAACGGCTCGGTGGGGTAATCCCCGCTCACCAGCTGGTTCTGCTCGGCCAGTTTGAGCGAGAAGGCGAACGGGTATTCGTAGTCGAGCCGGGAGAGGCATTCGATGACCGTGGAGATGGACGGCCACACCCGCGAAGCGCCGGGATAGTCGATGTTTTTGAGCGTCTGAAGCCCGCATTTGGCCGTAAACGACACGGGATAGGGTGCGGAAGCATACGGCTCAGAGGCATCGAAGGGGGTAATCCAGCCGCTGAAGAGATTCACCCAGTTGTCCGCCGTCTCCTCGGCTTCGACGGTGACGAAGAACGTGCGGTCGTCGTCGGTGTAGAGGTCTTTCAGGGCGAAGGTGTCGCGGGTGACCAGCCGAATGGTGGCCTTCTTGCCCAGGATCGGCTCGAAAGGGTCGGTGTTGCTGCCTTCCGTCTCGATGCGGTAGGGGTCACCGCCCCCGGTGATATAGTCCTCGTCGCGCTCCAGCTCGTCGGGGTTGCCCTCGTAGCCCTTCAGGTAGATGTGAATGCGCTTGCGGCGGCCCAGGTCGGTCGTGCCGGGCAGCGAACGCTCCCGGTAGCGGGTCCAGAATCGTAGGTTGTATCCGGCCGGCGTGGGCATGGTCTTGGGGCTTTCCCAAAGTTACCCCGGCCCCGAGGGGCAATCGTGCCGTTTACTACAATGTCAGCCCCCCCCTAACCGAGTGAAAGCCCGACCGTTGGGCCGGGCTTTCTGTCAGCTTTGCAACCTTTTGCTGGGGGTGGTGCGGCCTGCCTGGAGACGGCAACCAACCGTTTAGAAGATACGAAAAATTGCCCTTTCAGGCAAGGGAAACGTTGACCAGTTTCTGGCCCAGCTGCCGAACGGCGTCTTCGATCTTTTTGACCTGCTCGGCCGACGGGTGCTTGCTGCCCGCGACGTAGTGCCGCAGCAGGCTCGGGTTCATGCCGGCCGCTTCGGCAATCCGGCTGATGTTGAGAAACGGATGCGATTCAAAGAAGGCCGTCAGGTCATAGCGGACGTCCCATTCGAGGGGATCACCCACCTCATTGAACTCTTTCAACAGAACCGTCATCTGCACCTTGAGGGTTTCCAGATCATCCGCATAGTCAACCAGCAGGTTGTCATCGTAGTTGACGCGCCCCCACAACTTGCCGTCCTCGGCCTTTTCCACGACCAGGACGATGTTTTTGTGTTTTGCCATGATTTACAAGTTATAAACAGGCAGACAGGTCATTGAAGACCTGCCTGCTTAAGAATCGATTTGATGGTTCCCCGGGGTAAGTCACCCGAATGCATCGGAACCGTCACTTTTCCACGTTTAACGGGATGAACGAGTTGAAGGTGGCTACCCTTCTGGTCTTTCTTGACCCATCCGTCGTCGTGGAGGATTTTGAGGATTTGCTTAGCCGTCATGTGTGCGATTGTTTGACTCTATAAAGGTCGCATATTTGCGCCACATATCCAAATAATTGAGTCACTTTTTTGTGACTTTTTTTCATCACCCCCCGCAGCAGTTCACCCACCCCCCGCAGCCGTTCACGAAGCACAGTATTGACATTCTGGCATACAATGTGCTACTATTGCCTATCAAAACGTTGAAAGGCAATGAGAACGAGTGTGGTGCTGGTGTTGATGCTCTGGTCGCTGGCGGCCGTAGGGCAAAAGCGGTATATGAAGCCGGAGGAACTGAATATGCCCCTGAACCCGGAAACGGGGCTGTGGACGTATACGGAAGTAGTAGAGGTGCCGGGCGTATCGGCTACCGACCTGTACAACAAGGCGAAGGCTTTCTTCTTCAATCAGTTCAACAATGCTGATGCGGTCATCCAGGTAGATGACCCGGGCAAGCTGCTGGCGGCTAAAGGCATTGTAAGCATCAGTTTTGGTCCGTCAACGGGCTTCCAGGGGTCCGGGCGCTACTGGATTCCGATAGAGATTCAATTCAAGGACGGACGATACCGTTACGAAGTGAAAAACATTGCCATCTCAATTCCTGGCAACCCATTAGACCGAACCTCCATTGAACAGATGCGGACGATGTACATGGAAAAGGTCAAACTCAGTGAGAAACAGATCGAGCAGGCCAAACAGGGCATTGTGGTGATGGACGAAGGCTTCAAAGGCTTTTTAGCCACCTTTAAAAAGGCGATGCAGGCCCCGAAGAAAGACGACTGGTAATCAGCTTTTGTACGCCCGGAAGTACTTGAAGGGGAAGTCGGCCACCCGGCGACGGGCCACCTCAAAGTGTAGTCCGCCCTTTAGTTTTACATACCCGTTTTGAGCCGCTATTCCGCCCCGGTGAGCGTACTTCCGCACGTAGAGGGGATTGATTAGGTAGGTCTTGGAAGTGCGCCAGAAATGCGGCAAAAGCGCGTTGTATCGCTTGAGCGTGTAGCTGCTCAATACCTCGCGGTTATCGGTGAGAAAGAAGCGGGTGTATTTACCTTCGGCCCGAAGGTAGAGAATCTGCCGGTGCGTCAGGGTCACCGGAGCGTGGCCGTAGCTGCGGATGGTGATGACCGGCTCAGCCACCCTGCTCCCGGTTTCGCATTTGAAGAACCGCTTCCAGGTCCTGACCCCGGGCAATAAACCGCACCGTATCGGGAATGGCGTTCAGGCCACCCCCACCCCCTCCGTACTTATCCAGAAGGGTGTTGACCTGGTCGCCCCGCAGGACATATTCGGGGTTGATGCGGGCGTCGTAGTTGTCACCGATCATCGCCAGCGTCGGGCCGGTGGCCGCCCCGCCGGTGGCAAGCTGGGGGATCATGTTGCCCATTCCTCGCACCAGCCCGGATGCCAGTTTAAGCCCCGCCCCCGCTTTCAGGTTGCCTTTCCCTTTGGCGACCAGAAAGGGGTCTAAGGAGACCGCCCCTGCCGCGATCATCGCCAGACCGGCAATAATCTTCGACTGCGCCACTTTGTTGAGATAGTCGGCCAGCAGGCCCACCCCCATACTCAGAATCTGTTTCAACGCGCTCTGCGTGCCGGTAAACAGGCTCACGGCAATCTGCCCGAACCCTTCGGCGGCACTCATGGCGGTTTCAATCCCGGCATAGCGAATGTCCTCGGCCATATTCATCAGGATATTGGCGAAGGCGTCTTTTTGCTTCTCAGCCTCTTTATTCAGCCCCTCGAAAAACTTCTTCATGCCCGGCAGGGCGGGGTTGGTTTCAAACCACTTGCCCAGCCCTTCGATCTGGTGCTGGAAGGCCTGCACAAACGGCAGGTCGGTTTTGTCGGCGATGCCCATGCGGTCCTGCAAAAAGCCCTGCTTCATGCGCAGCTCCACCGGCACCTCGACGCCCGGATTCTTGGCCTTGAAGTCGGCAATCTGCTTTTCGACAATATCCAGCTGCTTCTTAAAGACGTCGGAGATGGTATAGGCTTCCCGGAAATGTTCTTTGGTGGTCTTGGTCGTACCCCCACCCCCGGACGGTTTGATGACGGGCGCATTGCCCGCGCCCCGCTCCTGCCGCCGTAGTTCGGCGTTGGCGCGGGAGTAGTCTTTCAACAGTTGTTGCAGCGACGTCAGTTCGGCCTCTACCTCTTCTTTGGTGCGACTGAACGGCCCGCGCTTCAAACGGGCGATGGCCGACCAGTCGGTCACCTCCAGTTCGGTCTTTACGTCCTCAATGGCCTGCTGCACCCCCTCAAACTCCTTGATGCGTTCGGGCAGTCCCTTGATTTTAAAGTCCTGAACCCGGCCGGCGTTGGCCCCGAACAACTCCAGCTTGGTCGCCGCCAGCCGGGGATTCAGCAGATCGCGCAGCGCCAGAAAATCCTTGCCTCCAACCAGGGCGCGGAGGCCCTGCGCGAAGGAAGCGATGCCCTTGCCGAGTTTGGCGAAAAAGGTGTCGATGCCCGCCGTCTGGCTGAACTCTGAGACAAGTAGTTTAATCTGATCGGTGGCCCGCTGCCACTGCCCTGCCATCGTATTGACGTTTGCCTGGGCGTTGGCCCCGTAGACCCGCTCTAACTGTTCAGCGAACTTAGGCAGTACATCACTGGCGGCTACCTGCCCCTGTTCCAGCATCTTTCCGAGTTGCTGTTCCGACACCCCTGCCGCTTTTGCAAACAGCCCGAAGGCTCCGGGGATGCGTTCACCCAATTGACCCCGAAGTTCTTCCGCCGAGACCGTGCCTTTCGACATCATCTGCGAGAGGGCCAGCAGGGCGCCTTCGGTCTGGTCGCTGGAAAGTTGCAGGGCGGCCGAGGCTTTGGAGACGGCCAGGAATATTTTCTCGGTGGCTTCACCTTGCAGGGCCGTGCCGTTGGAGGCGGCTTTCAGCCCTTTGTAGGCATTGGAAAGGGATTCAATGGAAAGCCCGTACTGGTCGGCGGTCGCCTTCAGGAAGTTTTGCGTGCGGGCGTAATCCTGCGCCGAAGAGGAAACGGCTTTCAGGGACGTGTCCATCCGCTGAAAGTCCGACACGATCTGTAAGCCCTGTTTGGCCGCTGCGATGGCGGCACTCATGGACAGCAGCCCCCCGACAAAATTGTTGAGACTGCCCATCGGCAGTTTGAAGCCCCGGTCCATCTGCTGGCCGACCGACTGTGCCGACTGGCCGAGCCTGCGGATGCGGCCTTCAGCGCGGTTGGCCCCCCGTTCCAGATCGGAGGGGTCCAGCGTAATCTCAACGGTTAACCGGCGTTCCATTCTTTTCTTTGTTGAGGTGTTTCAGGCTGGCGTAGAGTAGCTTGAGAATCTGCCCGCCTTCGAGTCCCTGCGTGTCGGGGCGGTCCGAGGGCAGCGGCCACAGTTTGTGCGGTTCGATGGGTTTTTTAGCGTACTGGTTGCGGATCAGCGTAGCCGTTACCCGCTCCCGTCGAATAGCCTCTTCCTGCAATCGGCGCTGCTTCTGCCAGTAGCCCTCGGCCAGCACCCGGAACTGGCCGAAAGACATCTCGAACCAGAACTCGCGGAACGTGCGGCCGATCTCGCCCGTAGCGATGGATTCTAACTCTCGCCAGGTGACGGGCTTGTCCCGTCCTGCGCCTTTTTTTTTGCTTCCTCCAGCGCGGCATTGGCCTCGGCGACGCGGTCGTTCAGCCCTGCAAACCACTCATCCACCTTGTCGGGGTGGATGTTGAGGATGGAAGCGCAGAAGGCGTCACGAATCGCCTTTCCCTGCCCTTCCTTGTCGGCCGCGTCAATCCATTCGCAGGCTTCAAACTCGGTGAGCCTGACGTTGGAATCCATCGCCATTGCCGCATGTTCAGCACCCGCCTGCATCATTGCGACCATTGCGCGGTGCAGGTTACGCCCCGAAAACTGGGTCAGCATGTCCAGTTCGTCGGCGCTGCACTCCATGAGGTCGCAGAACCGTTTGGCCGCGTAGGTACCAAAGGTGAGGTGGAGGGTCTTTTCGCCGTCGGTGATCCGGGCCGTCAGTCGCATAGGCTTAGTCGATGGTGATAGATACCGCGCCCGTCACATGGATGGTCAGCGAAACGTCGGCAGCCGCCTGATTGTCGAGCGTCAGATCGTGCGATTCCACCCAGCCCTCGAAGTCCAGCTTCACCTCGTCACCACCAACGGTGCCTTTCAGCCGCCAACGGGTTACTGCTCCCGAATCGAACAACGCGAAGGTGTCTTCAATGCCCATCTTGCCGGTGGCTGGGGCTGTGTCGATGCGGGCGGTCAGGTCGAGCGTACCGGATTTTAAGCCAGGAATACTTTCTTCCCAATCATTGCCGTCTTTATTGGTAATGTCTATCGCGGCGCGAGACAGCGAAAACGAGGTGGTCACCTGCATTGAGATCAGCGTCTCGGTATCGGGTGACCCCGTAGTGACTTTGTAGAGTTTGAGCTGGCCGCCCTCAAATGCAGTTGTTGCCATTGCTTTTTAGGTTGTTTTAAGTCGTTTCGTGAATCAGATGTCTCAGGGTCGCAATGCGCTGGTACAAAATCACCCCGCCCGACGCGGCGGACAGGGGGAAGGTCGTCACCAGCGACACGCCGTAAATGTTCAGTCCGGGCTGTTGCGGCAGTCCATGCTCGCCCGGCGCGGGCAGGATGCGGTCTAACGCTGCGTTCAGCACGTCCTCCGAGCGTTTGAAGCCGATCTGGTTGCCCGCCCCGGTGGTCACCGCCGACAGGTTCAGTTCGACCTCCTGGCCGAAGGTGGTCTTGGTGTTATCGCCCGTGGCCGTCACCGAAGTGATGACCAGTTTGGGGTCGGCGGCCGTATCCGGCGCCTGGGTATCGTAGACCTTCACGGCCGTGCCGTTCACCGTCAGGCCCGAAAGGCACTGAACGTAGGCGGTACGGAGGGCGGTGGCCGTGTCGATCATAGTCTTCTTAGGTACTGCATCAGCCGCTCCATCAGGGCGCGGGTTTCGGCGCTGTAGGCCGGAATCAGAAAGGGCCGGGCCGGAAGGTTGACGCTTCGGATGCCCCGGCCCCGAAAGGCGGCGGCCAGATCACCCCAGCCGTCGGGTACATCCACCCGTCCACCCGTGCCGAACTCGATGTAAGGTGCGTAGGGTGCGTTGGCGGTCACTTTCGCCCCCTTGCCTCCGCTGGTGGCCTCGTAGGTGATGCTCTGCCGCAGCTTGCCCGTATCGACGGGGGCATTGGCTTTGGCTCTCGCCTCGATCAGCCGCCCGGTGGCTTCCACTTCGGCCTCGGCGACCTCGGGTACCTGACGGGCGAGGCGGGCCAGATCACGTTCCAGTTCTTTCAGCCCCCGCACCTTCATCGTTGTATGGCGATGATGCGCAGCACGCGCTGGGTTTCATCCAGAGGCAGCGGCGGCCCTTGCAGCGTCCAGGCGCTGCCGCCGTAGCTTAAGGTATCCCCCGCCCGTAGCTCGGGCACGTTCTGGTTCCAGAAGTCGAAGACCAGCACCATCCCGAAGCCTTGTTGCAGGTTTTCCAACGTCATCGTCGGTTTGGCGAATTTGACGCTGCCCGAGGTGGTGAAGATGTCTTCGGCCTCCCCCTGGGTGCTGCCCCCGGCCCCGTCGTCGATCACTACGGCCCGGCTGATGGTGATTTTCGCGCGGATCATGAGAACCGTTTCAGATGCGCCACCAGCTGCCGCCAGTTGCCCGTCAGTTTACGCGGAGGCTGAAAGCCCGTCGTCTGGCTGTACAAATCGGCCGCGCAGACGATCACCGCCCGCCGGATTTCCTCCGGCAAGGGGTAGGCCGCATCGTCGGCCGTGCTGAAGCCCGCCGTGTATTCCACCGTCACCCCATCGGTAAAGCGTCCCCGCAGGTACGGGTAGCCGCCTGATGTCAGCACGCCCGGCGTCGTGTCGGTCACCGTGGACGTGCCGGCCACGTAGGTTACGGTGGGGGCGGGCGAGGCGTGGACCGGCCCGTAAGGCAGGCGTGTCACCCCGCTCATCGATGACCAGGTGGCTGTGCGCTCGGAGACCGTCAGCGACAGACCGAGAAACCCTTCGACCATCCCCACGGCAGGCAGAATCTGCGCCTCCAGCAGAGCGGTCGTCTCGACGCTTACGTTGTCCATCTCCAGTTGCTGGGCCACCTCGTCGGCCGACACGGGGAAGTCCTCGGTGCGGTTCAGCAGGGCGGTGTCAACGGGCGATATGGACAGCGTCGGCGTCATGGTCAGGCTTCTTTGGTCTTGCGCTCGTCGGCGGCTTTGTCCTCTTTGGTGGTCTTTTTGGCGGCCGTCTTCTCTTCTTTCTCTTCGATGTATTCGGCCCGCCCCTTGTCGACCAGGGCTTTTGCCACGTCGGGATCGACCGACACCTGATTGCCCACCTTCTTGCCATAGGCAGCGGCGGTCGACTCGGCGGTCAGTCTGATCTTGACGCGGGGGTTGTCGTTCTTAGCCATGTCAGTAGCTGTTGGCGATGAGGTACGTTACCTTCTGGGCCGCTGTCGGGCTGGCCGTGCCGTTGCCTGCCCCCACGACCCGGACGCTGCCGATGCCGGAGGTGAACACCAGCCGCCCGCCCTTGTCGTAGGCCCGCACCCGGGCGCCCGTGGTGGTGCCGTGAACCACTACGTGTAGATCACCGCGCCGGTAGGTGATGATCACCGGCAGGGTCGCCGTCGTATCCTCCAGCACGATAGTACCAGAGGTGGAGGTAGCCGCCGTGATTTTGGTGACCTTGCCCAGCACCGGGCTTTGGGCCTGCGTGCGGAAGGAGAGGGCCAGAAAGGCGATACCGAACAGTAACAGTGCTTTTTTCATGTCCGTGAAAGGAAAGTGTGGGGAGAGGTCGGCCCCCTCCCCCGGTGAGTTACGCGGTCAGTGCGGCGATGGCGTCATCGAACGACCCTTTCACGATGGCCTGCGGCCGGTAGATCGGGAAGGCCAGACGCTCTTCGATCACGCAGGTCACCATGTTCTTGATGACGTTGTCGCGGTCCTGATCGAACAGGCGAACCTGAGCGGCCATGCGGTCGAGAACCTGCATCCACTTCGTGTCCAGCACGTAGAAGTCGTCGTCGTTGACGTTGTTGTTCTGGATGATGATGGTGCCGTCGACGGTGATCTGGTCGGTGCCCGGGTAGACCGGGAAGATGTAGTGGCCGTCGGAGCCTTTGGCAAGGCGCATCTTGGCGTAGTCTTCCGGCGAGACCAGAATGTAGTTGGGCAGCAGGTTCAGCTTGCGCAGCTGCTTCTTGGCGGCCACCAGCACGTCGAAATTGTTGGCCGAGGCGACCGTCAGCGCACCGGCCGCGAAGGCCGTCGCCACCGTGTCGATGCCCGTCAGGTTCTGGCCGTTGCCGTCACCGTAGAGCAGCTGGTCGTCTTCGACGTTGCGCAGCTCTTCCAGCCCCCGCATCGTCAGGTAGCTCATCAGGTACGGGATGTCGTCCATCATCTCTTCCGGCAGGCGGAAGTACCCGGCGATCTTGCGCACCGGGGCGTCGTACATCTGAAGGTCCCAGTCGATCTGCGGCTTTGTGCCCCCGGCGGCTACCGTCGTGAAGGCACCCTCACCGCCGGTTTCCCGGGCGAAGCGAACGGTGTCTTTGGTCGTCTGCCCCTGCGGGAAGATGGGCCGGATGTGCGACTCCTGAAGCGGGTTGATGATGCCCGGGCGCACGTCGTAGCCGATGAAGTACGAGCCGGTCAGGTTGGAGGCCGACAGGTCACCCACGGCTTTCAGGTCGAACTCGATGGGCTGCTTGCTGCGGTTGTTCTTGACGCGCTCGGCGATGGTCATACCGCCTTCGCCTTTCTCGTAGAACAGCTCGTGCAGGTGCTTGATGAAGGACTTGGGCCTGCCGTTGTCCTCGCTGGCCGGAGCCTTCGACCGCTGAAGTTCGGCGAACTTTTTCTCGGCGGCTTCGGTGTATTCCTGGTGCTTCTGGGCGAGGTTCTTGATCTCGCTCTTCAGCTCTTCGTCGGTCTTGCCTTTGTCGGCCACCTGCGCCTCGGCGGCCTTGAGCCGGTGATCCAGGGCACTGGTAATTTCCTTCACCTGCTTGGTGATGTCTTCTTTAGCGGTGTCGAGGGCTTTCTCGATGACCACCATGCTCTCGTCTGCCATTGTCAGTTGCGGAGATTGATCGTGAAACGGTTTTTGATGGCGTCGGCGATCTGCTGGACATCCGGCTGAGTGGGCGTTTCCGGCTCAGTGGTTTTGCTCTTGAGGTATTGGCCGATTTGGTTGTATTTGGCTTGAATTAATTCGTAGGTGGCATCCTGCCAGTGGCCCGTATGGAGCATCTTTTCGAGCGCTTCCATCATCTCCAGCACGTCGGCGTGGGATTTCAGGCCCGTCAGGGGGGTGTTGGGGTTGGCTCCGTAGAAGGTGAGCGTGGAGCCTTCAAACAGCTGCGCTTCGGCCAGTTCGTTGCCCCGGGTGGTCTTCTGCTCCTTGATGGTGCGGTAGCCGATGGAATGCTCGAATTTGTAGCCGCTGTCGAATCCGGCGATGATCAGTTCGGCGTTGGGGATGAACTGCCCCTGCCGGTTCTTGATGAGCTGGGATTCGTAGCCGAGGCCGGTGGTATCTTCCTGTAGGGATTGAAAGACGCCGACGGGCTGCGTGGTGTTGTGGTTCAGCAGGTGCTTGATGCGTCCGGTGCCGACCGGCCCGTTTTCGGCGACGGTCTTGACGAAGGTTTTGCCCTTGACCGTGTAATCGCCGTCGCTATCCACCAAATCCCAATAGGAAAGGTAGCCGGTGATGACGCCTTTGACGGCATCGACATCGGTTACACTAATGTTGAGGTCTTTGAATTTCACCGGCGGAAACGTTAGCTAACAGTTGTGTTAGCGAAGTTCCCTATACGTGCGCGATGAATCCGGGTAGATTTTACCCGACTATTGAGTAGTTTTTACCTGATTTTTAGTATATTAGGAGTATAAACGAAGCCGATTATGTCACTTCTCCACCTGCCTGTCCCTGACATGGAGGCACTACGCGAGGCTGAAAAGCAGAGAATTAAGTTCCTGAAGATGGTAGGTTACCCCGAACGGATTAGCCACTGGCTCAAAGATGTGACTGCCTATCAGCGAATGGAGTACGATTATCTTATGGATTGCGAGTCGCTGGCCTTGTTCGTTGAACTACGCTTTGCAGGGAAGAAGCCGAAAGGGTTCCGCGATGCGGACGACGCTCGGTTCTCTTTCGGTCGGTTGCCGGATAGAGTGCGTAAGTTTAGGGTCTACTCGGACAAGGTACGGCTTTTGGATAGCTACGAAGATTGGTAACATGGGAAGAAGTAACCTGCCTGCCACCTCATCAGGCTTTAACGCCGACGATCAGGAGATCATCGACCTGGTTACGCCACTGATGCAATACATGGTGGACATTAACGACACGTACATGCGTTTTCGGTTTCCGCGTGGGGTACTGTCTCACGAAATCAGAATCAGGCAATTAACCCGGCTCTTTAAGGAGATTACTATTGATCTTGACGACTACAGGTACGGGGGTGGGCTAAATCCGGGGGATGCCGCCACCTACACGTTTTACTTTCGTTCCCGCACTACTTTGCCCGGGCCGCCGCCAGCGTCCGGGTTGCTCCCTGCTTGACCGGAGAATTGGCGTTATACCGCTTGATGAAGGCGTCGAACTTGACGGACAGGTAAAACCCATACCGCACGAAAAAAAGCTCCTGAGCAGCCTCAAAAGCGTCTTCCCGGCTGGCTTTGTGAATCTCCCGCTTGCACTTCTCGTAGAGCGTCACGAAAGCGTCGTAATCCGTCGGTCGTTTGTTTTGCGTCATAGGTTACAAGTCGAATTTGTCCCCGAGTCTGGCCCGGATGATGATGTACTCCGTCTGGGCGTCCGAACCTGGACTCATGTGCAGTATCTTTTCGCCTAATTCGTCGTAGAGGTCACGGGCCTCGTCGAGGGTCATGTCTGCCCGGCTGGTCTGAATGTCCAATAACAGAAGATCCAAAGCCGTACAGGTGTCCTGAATCCTTTTTCTGAGCCGCCAAACGGCGTTCGGGTCAATTTGCGTCATAGGTGGTTCAGAATGTTTTTCACAGCATACATGAGAATGCCTAAGCCTAACGTAAAGGTCAATGACCCAAAGGCCAGAGCCAGCATTCCGTAAGTGCCGGGGCCGACTTTGACGACACGCATAGGCGGACGCGGTGGGGCAGGTTTGGGAGTCTCTAAATTGTTCATTTTCGCATCCAGTTTGGGCATGGATTTGCCCGGTAGTACTTACCATCCTTGCCGAAATCCCAAACGCTACTGGTTTCTCGCATTAGTGGCAGGACTTCCTTTTCCCGAATCAGAGCCTGTTTGGCTTTTCGGCGGTAAGAACGATTAGCGAACCGTTTACAGTCCTTTTCGCTGTCGCAGGTCGTAATCGCGATGTAAGGTTTTTTCTTTCTGCTTCTGCTCATGTCAGTAAGAATGCTCGAAGTCGATTTTCGTGAGTTCGTCCCGTTCGTTGAAGTGGAAGGTGATAATCGAGTATTCAGGCCCGCCAAAGGTCAACCAAGACAGTTCTTCGTGGCTACCCTCCAGCCGAATGCGGTTTAGAAGTTCCATGTATTCGTAGTCCAGTTCGGCGTCGTATAGCGCCCCGCGAATCTGGTCTAACTTGGTTGGGAAGGTGTTCATACCGTTTCTTCGCTTAGTTCCTGCATCAACTCCCCGGCCGCCAGCCGCTGCGGGATGTCGGGTTTAGGGGCCAGCACCGGCAGCCCGTTCCGCATCTTGGGTACATACGAAACGGCACATCGACACGAGACCACATTAGCCGCCCCTCCCGCCGGGTCGCCGGGGTATTTCATCTTCCGCCCTCCGACCACAAACAGCGCATCCTTCGGAATCGGAGGCTTGCCGAGCATGGCCCGGTGGGCGGGGCGGGTTCTCGAATCCCCCGTGGCAATCCAGACTTTTTCCAGCACCAGCCCCGTACTTTCGGCCCCCATCTGCGCCCCCAGGTTTGCGGCCCGCGTCGTCTCGGTGCGGGCGATCAGCAGCGCCCGGTTACGCATCGCCCTGCCGCCCAAAACCTCTCGGATCAGCCTTGCCGTGGCCCGGATGTCGAGCCGGTCGGTAGCCGCCCGCGTCAGCGCGTCGCGGATCAGCCGCCGGGTGGTGACGGTGATCTGCTGTACGCGGCTGGCCGTGTCTTTGTCGGCCATCAGGGTACGCATCAACTCCTGCCACTTGCGGGAGAAGAAGCCGGCGGAGAACAGCACCGATTCCCGCTTCATGGCAAACCGCACCCGCTCCCGGACGAGGTGGAACTCCCGTTCAGCGGCGGCGGGGCCGACGGCGTTGTAGATTTCCTCAATGAGACGGTATACGGCTTCACGGGTAATACGATTCTCGGCTGAGGCTGGCCCGCCTTCACCACCGGACACTGCATCCTGCACCTGCTGGAGCCATTCCCGCAACACACGGGCGGCAATTCGGTAGGCGCGTCGTTCCATGCGCCGCTGGAATCGGCTGGCTTCTTTGGCGTATCGTCGTTGTTCATGGGCGGTCATCTAAATTCGTTAGGATAGTCTCTTCGTAGAATCCTCCAACCCAAAACATTCTGAAGGGCATGAATACCGTCCACCCATTGCCGCATTTCGTCAGGATGAGTGGTAGGCTCTTTAATAAAAAGGTTGTGCGCCTTTACGATCAGGTTCATGATCTCCCGTTCTTGTGGCGTGTAGGGCTTAGCCTTTTCGGCCTCGTCCCACTCTTTAGCCATTTGAGTCAATCGGCCGCTGGTATCAATGTATTCGGGGTTTTCAACTTGCATACCTATTCCCGTTTGAGTGCTTCCATCAACTCGTCCAGCGTCCCGAACAACTCCGACTCCCGGCAGGGCGGGACACCCTCGCCCTGAAAGTAGACCCAGTGATCCTGCGCGAAGACGATGCACGACACGGGCCGGCAGACGGGCGTTTCCCCGTCGAGCGTCCAGACCCCCTGCCCGACGTGGTAGCGGGGCTTGGGGGCTTCCTGTAGGGCGGTCAGCAGGTCAGCCGCTTCCGGCTCGGCTTCGTCGCCCCCCGGCCAGATGTCCCGCAGGGGCTTCAGGGGCTGGCTGGTGTCTTTGTCGGGCTTCATGGTTGAAAAAGGTCGTCTTGTACGTACCCATCCATGTACTCTCTCAGAAAATCAAGATGCTCGGTGTTGAAATAGGCCCCAAAATGGTCAACCCCCAACGGCGCATCCCTGTGAATCAGGTTGTATAGGTAAAAGGCCATTGATTCGGCTTCCTGCTCCATCCTGGCCCACCACGAGAGTTCAACGTTCGCTGCGACAAACTTGCCTTCCTCAGCCTGAATCGCGTGGGCCAGTTCGTGGTAAAGGGTCGGCAGTCCGCCCTCCCTGTAGGCAATCACCCGGTTATAGGTGTCACAGTAGCCGCTTACATTACGCTCAGTGCTTTCAAAGTCGTACCCGCTAAGTACACCAACGATTTCGGCAAACGGCGCGTCGGCCTTGAGTCGTTTGCGGAATGTTTTAATCTTGGCGTTAGCGGCCTTTAAAACCCCTTTGTCAATAAGACGGAATGACGGCGCATCCAACAACAACGTACCGCTATTGGTAAAGGCCTTGCGTTGCAACAGTTCAAAGTTGCTCATCACTTCAGTTCTCGTATCGTTCCATCACTGCACCGCTCGCCGATCACCCGGCAGTAGCCGAGGTCGTGGTTGCGGCAGAAGTTCTGAGCCGCTTGGGCATCGTCGGCCCACACGTCCGGCCCTCTAAAGCGGCGCGGCCCTTCGTGGGGCTGGTCGGGGTCAATGGCTTGGATTTCGGTGGCGTAGGGGTTCATGGTCGGTTGTTATAGGTAATACTCCATATCAAACAGCTTCAACTTGGCATCTAACTCAAAGGGCGGATTAGGCCACGGGGCCAAGAAATGATGCCCGAACATCTTAATGAAGCACCAAAACTGGAAAAGCACATAGCCCTCTGCATCCACCTCTGAATAGTAGACTTCTAAGGTCTTTTGCAGTTCCACGGACAGGAATCCATCTTCGTAAGCCTTCCACTCCACAAATCCTTCGGGCGTGAGCTTGACCTTGATGTAGTCGTTAAAGTTGAATTTCTGTTCCATGCCTTACGCCGCCCGCCCGTTTAAGTGCGCCCCTTCCATTTCCACCCCCGCCTTCGCTTCCGACAGCACCAGATCATGCGTCCCCATGTCGTACTTTGCCCCGCAGACCGAGCAGAGGGCTTCGATCTTGCCGAGGATGAACTGGTCGGCCACGCGGTCGATGATGCCGTCCTGCCCCAGCAGTTTGGCGTGGGTGTCCTTGCGCTGGCGCACCAGCTTTCTGAGTTCGGTTTCAACCTGGTCTTTGGTTCTCATATCGGGGCAATGGGTTCACACAAAAAGGGTTTCAGATGGTAAAGGTCGTTTGGCACCGAAGTTGAAGTTGAAGAACAGCAGATCAACTTCCATCGTGTACCGGGTGCTTCCTATCCACTTGAAGCGCCGAAATCCGAGCAGACTGCGACGCTCACTACAGTTGCCAACGTTGATCGGATAGCCGACCGAAAGTACACGCAATTCGTTGGAGTGCCCCACATCAAACTTCAGCAACCCCAGATGGTATTTGCCTATCCAGATACCTCCTATGATGATTGCGACTTCCATAGCCTTCCCGTTTAATTCCCTAATAAGATACTCAAAAACAGGCACATATCCTAATAACTTCCATCGTTTTCCGGCACTTCATTCTGCCCCGGCTGCATCCCGTATTCCGACATCGGCGTGAAGCCCGAAGGCACCCACCGCTCGTTCATCAGGGGGTTGCTGGCGTCTTCCTCATACTGCATCGCCGCCAGCCGCTGGTTGGGCGTCAGCCACCACGCTTTCGTCAGCCGGTCGACCATCTTGTCCATGTCCTCCTGCATCTCGGGGAAGTCCGTCACGTCGCAGTCGACAAAGTACCGCTTTCCGCCCCGGTTGAACGGCTCAAACGCCCGGTTCAGATCGTCCCTCAGCGACATGAGCCGGGGGATCACCGCGTCGACGATAGCGGCTTTCTTGGCCTCGTTGCGGTTGTTGAACGTGGCGTCGGCCCCAAACAGCCGGTGGTCCAGCCCGTAGACGTTGCAGAAGTCGCGCAGGGCGAAGCTGCGGGCTTCCTGCAAGGCCAGGTCTTTGGGCGACAGGCCCAGGTTCATCCACTTCAGCCCTACGCTCGATACGTGGATGCCGCCGACCTTGCTGCCAATGTTGTATTCAATCTGCGCCGCCTGATCCTCAGTGAGCGACTCCATCAACTTGTCGTCCAGCGTCAGAATGCCCTTCGGTCCGCCGTTCTGATACTGGGTGATGCTCTGCTTCTTGGCGTCATTGCCCTCCTGAAGCGAGAAGGCCAGCACCTCCAGCGGAGACAACCCTTCCAGTTCAGCCCCGTAGCCTTCAATCGAGGGGCGGAAGTTGTGGCTGTAGATCATCTGCTCGGGCGTAAAATCCTCCTGCCAGGGGGTAAACCTGAAACCCTTGATCTGCCCGTAGTTATCCCCAGCCTTTATCTCCATCAGCGGTGAGGGGTAGATGTACAGCTCCTGCGGCTCTAACGCCCCCGAGTTGACGCGGATGAACCGCTTACCGCTCAGCAGCTCGTAGCCGATGGCGGCCTCGCGGAAGCTCAGGCCCGTCTGGTAGGGGTTGGGCCGCTCCAAAAGGTTCTTGATCGGGTGGTCGCCGTCGACCTCCTCCAGCGCTTTGGTGCGCATCAGCTTGGCCGCCTTCAGACTCTCCGAGGTGGCGTCCTCGCCGGTCAGCGTCTTGTACGAGCGCAGCGACTTCTCATCGCGCACCTGGTAGAGATAGAACGGCGCCCGCATGGCCTTGCGGATGATGAAGGTCACCACGCTGTAGAGGTCGGAGTTCTTCAGGTAGCCCTCATCGATCAGCGTACCGACCTTCCAGTCGTAGAGTTGCAGACGGCCGTTGGCGACCACGTAGGAGAAGCGGGCGCGGGGGCCGGGACCGGGCTGGAAGACCTCGGCTTTCAGGTGGGGCGTCAGACCAAAGACCTTCGCGGCCGTGCGTTGGAGTGCATTCATCGGAATACCAATTCTTTTTTCGGTTTCAGTTCAAACCATTCGCGGAACATAAGCGTGTCGCCCCCGTCCGGTGAACGGCCAATCAACTCTTTGACCTTCTCTTTGGGCACCACCGCCCGTTTGCCGTCCTTGTCCATGTCCTTCTGCTTCACCTGCTCTAAGTCCTGAATCAGCCGCTCCTTCTCTTCGGTGGGCATGGGGCAGGCGATGTAAACGCCCCCGTGGTTGATGCGGTCGGCGAGCCGGTAGTAGCACTGCGCCTTCAGGTTGGCGTAGTTGGGTTTTACGCGCCCCTGGGGGGTGGCCTCCTCCAGCGGCGAAGAGCCGTTGAGAAAGCCCTTGATGGCCTTGCGCTTGTAGTCGCGGAAGATGTCGAACACCCCGCCCCCAACGCCGTCCTCATCGACGATCACATGGGAGGCCGGCACGTTGTGCTTGGTCATCAGGGCTTCGATCTGGTCGGCCAGATGGGTCATGCTGCACTTGGGCAGGCTGTGCCAGCCGATGATGCGCCAGCCCGACCAGACGGCGATTTTGGCCGCATCGCCCCCGAAGCGGGCCGCATCGCAGGTGATGTACTTCTCGCCCTCGGCTACGAAATCGTTCTTCCAGAGGTCTAAAATCGCGTCGTATTCGATCAATGCCGCCGGGTCTGAGTCATATTCCCAGTTGCCGTACAAAAGGCGCTCCTTGCTGGCTTTGTCGAGCGTATGCAGGTTGTTGATGTAGTGGCGCGAGATGTGCGGGTTGTCCGTCACCAGCGAGGGCACGAAGGCCCGGTCATGCGGCATCTGCTGGGCTTTGAACGGCCGGTAGAACGACTCATAGGCCCAGCCCTTCGCCGGGTTGCAGGTCATCAGCAGTTTGGGTTTGAGTCCGAACTCGTCGAGCTTGTAGCGGATGCGGGACTTAACGATGTTCTTGGCCTTCTCGGTGATCTGGTTGGCCTCATCGATAAAAGCCCCGGTTACTTCCAGAGAACCGAGGCTGTCAAAGTTGGGGTCGGACGGGTAGGCAAACAGGTCTTTCAGCAGGATTTCCGAACCACCGGAAAAGCGAATCACCCCGGCGTTCTCCCTGTACTGGTAGTCCACGTCGGCCACAAGTCCCTCGCGGGCGGCGATTTCAAAAAACGTCTTCAGCGTCGTTTCCTTCAAGGTTTTCAGCACCGCCCGGCCCATGAGCCACCGGCTGCCGGGGTATTCGTAACAGTTGAAGATGAGCCAGAAGCAGCCCAGCGCGGATTTACCGCCCCCGGCCGCCCCACCGTAGAGCAGTTCGGTGATGGCCTCGCTTTCGAGCAGGTCAATGGCCCGCGTCTGCTTCTGGGTCAGGTTCATTCCCGTAGTCTTTCACCATGCGTACTGTCCGCACCGATAGCTCCCCGCCGAGGTTCACGTCCTGTTTGGGCAGCCCGTAGGCCGAGTCCATCAAGGCCTTGTAGGCGCTCGTGTCCCCGCTGCGGGCTTTCTTGATCAGCGCCAGGGTCATGATGTCCTCCTCACTGAGCTGTTCCTGCTGGCCCGTAATGGGGTTTTTCACCTTCTCCTGCGCCTCGAGCCACTTGCGGGCAATAGTCGAACGGTTGCGGCTGCCGGGGGGTCTCCCCGCCGGATTTCCCGACTCCCCGGGTTCCAGCCGGATCAGCGTACCGCCGTTTTTGCCTGCCATCGTTTTCACGTTGTATTCACGTTGTTGTTATGCCGTCAGCCAGTCGGCCTTCGTAATGTCTTCTCCGTTGCGTTTGACCGTGTAGGGTCTGTTGTTCTGGGCCATGTACGCCACCCAGCGCTTGACGATCACGTCGACAAAACGCGGGTCGTATTCCATCAGGTAAGCAGGGCGATGGTATTGCTCTGCAGCCATCAATGTGACCCCGCTGCCGCCGAAATAGTCAGCAACCAGCCGGAAATTACTATCGAACCGATCAAAGATCCATGCCACCAAACCAACCGGCTTTTGAGTAGGGTGAATGCGGTTAGTCTTCTCTGATGCTTTCGTAAACTGGCGTACCACACTTCGAAAGTTGGCCCATGCCAGCTCGCAGTCTGTTTGGTCGCTTTGTCCGTTGTCCTTGTCCCATACCAGCCAGCATTCACTATCGGGAAGAACAGAAGAGTAATAGTTTGCGCCCCACCAGACCTGTTTGGCGTCAGGATAGAGGGAATAAATCAGCCGGAAGGCGTCTTTGGCGACGTCGGGGTTGTCATCTCCTAAGATGTCCCGCCCATAGGTATCCTTCAACACGCCACTTTTGGAGACCGCGTTCATGCCATACGGCGGATCGGTATGCACCAGGTCAGGCACTTCCCCATCCATCAGCCGCACCACTGCATCCGAGTCCGTCGAATCCCCGCACAGCACCCGGTGGCCGTTCAACTCGTAGAGGTCGCCCAGTACGGTAACGGGGTCGGCGGGCGGCTCTCCGGTGTAGTTGTCCTCCTCGGCCTCTGCCGCTTCGACCGGCCAGTCCATCTCCAGGCCCCAGGCGGCCAGCTCGGCCACGTCCCATTCGTTGGCAAGCAGATCGGTGTCATGCTCGCCGTAAGGCACGTTGTCCTTGATGGTGTAGGCCCGTAGCTTCTCGGCGGCCGTATCGGCGGGCAGCACCTTGCAGGGCACGGTCTTGTACTTCAGCTCCTTCATGGCCCGAAGGCGCATGTTGCCCGCGATGACCACGAAGCGGTCGTCGTAGGGGTAGACGATGCACTCGCGCAGGTCGAGCATCTCCGGGTCGTCGCGGATGGACTGCACGAGTTTATGGAACCGCTCGTCTTTGATGAAGCGGGGGTTTTTGGGAAGGCCCTCGATCTGGCCGTCGTTGGTATCCAGAAGGGCGATGTCCAGGAGTTGTGTCGTCACAACGGGCTATCGGATTACCTTGCTAATATAGATAAATTCAATAGAATCAACAACTTCATAGATTTGATCTATGTTTGCGGAACTCACTCAGCCCCGCCCGGACCGTCTCCACGCGCCGGCGGGCCACCTCCACGCGGCTGCCGTCCGTGAGCGAGAGCAGGCCGAAGTACGTGCGCCCGGGCTTCTCCACGTCGTAGCGCACCACATGGGCGGGGTTCACCAGGACCTGCTTGCTGGCCCGCAGGAAGGCGGGAAGGCGCTCTTGCCACTCTTTCAGGGTGACGCACATGAGGTAGCTGTCCTCGGCGGTGATGACGCGGCTGTAGGCCCCTTCGCCTTCGATGCGGACGACGGCCTCGGCGGGCAGGGGCACGGCCTTGCCGCGCTGGCGGACGAGCAGGGTCATGGGGCGGAATCGTTGCGGGTTAATTGCTCATACGCAATGGGGTTGAACACCTTCATGTCTTCCTCTCGCATTTCAGAAATGCTCAGAACGACGATGTTTGCCCCCTTAAGGTGAGGCTTCAGGTCAACAATGGTTTCTTCAAGTTCGGTTAAGCTTGGATACTTAGCGTTACGCCGGTAAAAGCTGGCGGTTACTTCGCTGGTTAAAACCTGAGCCTGATAGCTGATATAGAAGTATCTCATACGGCTTCAACGTTTTGCGGCAACTCCTCCACCGTGGCGAACTGCCCGGCGCGGATGGCCTTCAGAATCTCCCGCATCAGGGGGATGCCCACCGTGCCGCCTTCGGGCGACTTCTGGGCGGACAGTGCCATGCAGGTGGCGATCATGTCCCCGATGAGGTCATACGTGTCGTACAGGGGCGCTTCGAGGGCCATCTCCCCGGCCTCGGGGCTGTGCTGGTGAATCATCCGGTACAGGGCCGACTGATCTTTCTCCAGCAGCTCGGCCAGCTTGCCCGCGTGGTACTTCTGGGTCTGGCGCAGCTGCCCGCTGCCCTTGAGGTCGTCGTAGTGTTCGAGGTAGCAGTATTTGAGACCTTGCACGATCAAACCGAGCGTGTCTTTGGCTCCGGGGGTGAGTTGGGGGTTAGTCTGCATCTTCATCAAGGAGTTGGTTCAGTTGCCCCGCTATCCGGCGGCTGTGGTTTTCGTAGTAAAGGGCGTCTTCCTGACTGGCATTTCGCTGGCGTCCCTCCTGCTGGCAGGCTAAGGTTCGGTAGTAGTCGAGCCGTATCTGGCAATAGTGGTAGAGGGCGACGAGTTCGGGGATGGTTCGGCTCATGGGTAGCGGTATATCTTGTTCCACGATAAGAGGTACCGCCCGAAGCGTTTACCACGGTAGCCGTTGCGTTCGCTGAACAGCAGCCGATGCCTGCGGGCGTCCTTTAGTTGGAGGTAGTAGCCAAAAGCGCGGACGGCGACGATGGTGTTTTGGGGATATTCGATCAGGGGCATGGGTTCTGCTCTTGCAATGAAGGTAATTCAACGGATAGGCCCATTTTCGTAGCCATCTCCTGAAGGATGCGGTTAAATTCGGCTAACTCGATTTTTTGAATGCCCGGAGGGTTCAGGTCAAAGAGGGATTGAGCCGGACCAGACACAATGCTCATCAGAGAAGGCGTAAGCGCCAGTACGGAATCGGGCAGTTGCAGGTAGTAGTAGTGATTCCGCTGTTTGCTGGAATCAATGAACAGGTAAGCCGCGCCGATTTCGGGGTTTAGCTGTTCTGCCGCCCACCACTGTTTGCTGGGCACAAAGCCTTCGGGATATAGTTTCATGGCAACGTAGCGGGTTGTAGCCCCCACCACAGGCCCCAGATCATGCCGCCCAGAACGAGCAGCAGGAAACCGGCGGTGGTGAGGGCGTAGGGTTTCATGGGTTCTTTCCCGTTCTTCTTGCTGTTATTTCTAACAGTTCATTTAACCGTTTCTCGAACTCAGGCACCTCTTCTTCCGGCCGTTGGTCTTTGTGTTGCTCGCAAAACCAATTGCGTTTAGTATCGTAGCAATGCTGAGTAGGGACACCGCAAATGTGGCAGCGGTCCAACGGCTCGAATGCCTTGCTTTTGAACATCCCACAGTGTTTGCAAAAGCCCGCCCCATTCCGGTAGTTTCGACGTTCAAAGTCGTGTCCAGAACAGGCTTGGAACCGTTGAAGCTGCCCCCATGCTGATTCCTCTGCTTCCTCGATGGTTTTGCCTTCGCCCCGAATGAAGGTGTCAGGGTTATTGGGGAATGCTTCAAAGAACGCGGTGAGATAGTTGCCTTTGCTACTAAATACCAAACCATCATCTCCGGCCTGAACGAAACAGTCGTCCTGCCAATCTTTTAGGCACGTGTAAGGCCCACTGATCGTAGTTCTTGCAATCTTCATAGAGTGGTGGCCTAATTAATCTGTTAACTCTAAAACCTTTGAAGACCAATATCGATCAGCCTCCTCCTGTGAACCAAAGCTTGTCACCTTGTCCGGGTCGCTTGACGTATTTCCGGGTGTCCATTCTCTTATCTCCCACGCTCCAGAGACTTCGTTGTACTTGGGGCAGCCGATTGCCTCCCATGTAGACTGTGGTTTTTTTCTCATGGTTATTCACCCCCTCCTGCGGGGCTTGGTTTTGGTTTGCGGTCGGGACAGAATGCGGTGGCCGGTGGCTTCGTAGTGCGCGATCTTGCGCTCTAACGCTTCGGGGTAGCAGTACACGGTCGCCTGCGGCTGGTGAGCCGCCTGCACGACGAACGCCACGAGTCCGGCGGGGCGGGGCAGCATCCCCCGGTAGCGATTCGGTTGCAGGTCGGCGTGCGGATTGTACCGCTGTTGGTGGTCGGGGGTCATAGGATGGCTTTGATTAGGCGTTTATTCCGGGCTGTGGCGCGTTGTTTCGGCCGAAGGGCTATCGGAACCCACGGCACGTAGATCGTGAACTCATGGGCGGCTTCTGCCCCCTTTCCGTCGATGGAATACACCCTCACCGTATGGCGACCGAAACCCAGTCCACCGTCGTAGTGAACCGCGCTGTCCTTGTAGTTGATGTGCGGATTGGCTTCGATTCGGGTTCGGAGCGAATCGGGTTTGGGCGGGAATTGGTAGTCGGGTGCCATTGATGATTTACTGGTTACGAGCTGGTGATTTACTGGTGATGATGGTGATTTTAATGCCCCGCGTCGCTTCGAGCAGCTTGGCTTTCAGGCGGAACAGTTTGTAGGCGGGGCCGCTACGGGCACCTTTTACATCTTGGCATTCCTGCGAACCGTCAAGGTGATACAAAACGAAGTCGGCCACATAGGTACAGACTACCACACCCTCCACGATGATCGGGAACGGCACCTGCACATCGAAGCCCTGAATCTCCCCGGCGGCGGCCCTCAGCCTCAGCTGGCCGTAGTAGTCGGCCTCGGCCTTGCTGTCGAAGCGGATGCCGTCCACCTCGGTCTGGCGGCTGCGGTATTTGGTGGGCTTTTTCGGCACCCTGTGGGCCTGATATTCGGCGGGGGTCATCATACGGCGGCAGGGGTTACGTACTTGGCATTGAAGTACTTCCACGACTCCCATTCTTGCTCCTGTCGTTCCATCCTCATATCCTCATCATGAAGGCGATTCATTTCAGGATCGTGCATCATGGTAAGCCAGAAGTCCGGCTTGAAGCAAGGCATCTCCTTTTGGAAAGGGAAACTGGTCAGGTAGGCCACGTGGGGCTTCTCAGAGCAATAGTAGCCGCAAAAGATTTCTCCATAGTCTCCATCGGACTCGGCTGAAAAGTGGGCACAGTTTCGGCAGTTCTTTTTCATGGCTTATACTTGGCTTTAATATCCTGAATCAGCGCGTCCAACGCTTCGGCGGGCGTGTTACCCCGGCCGACGGGGGTGTTGGTTCTGCGCAGTTCTTCCCAAATGAGAATATTCCAACCATCACTGTCATGCACGGCTTCGGGAACCGCTTCCGTGGAAACCGCCATCGCAATCCACGCCCCGCCGGAGTACGCCCCCTGATAGCGGTCTTTGAAGATCGTGCAGGGGTAGACCTCGCCTTTCAGGGCCTGCTCGTAGAGGTAGCGCTGGTCGTGGGTCATACGGCAGCAGGAAATAAACTGAGTTGCTTGATGTGGTTCTGGTAGCGTTCCACTCCCTTCTGGTAGTATTCGGGGTCAATCTCCCAGCCGTCCAGATCGTACCCCATGTCGTGACAGGCCAACGCAATGGACATACTGCCGAGGTGGGTGTCAAGGATCTTATCACCAGGCTTGGCATAATTCTTTAGAAGCCACTTGTAGAGGGCGACAGGCTTCTCGGTAGGATGAATCCGAATCTGCTTGTCTTTCATGTTCTCCTGAAGCATCCCCTGCCAACGCCATTTGAATTTGCGGACAGCAGTAGGGAAAGAAGACCATGCAAGCTCACAATCAGCAAAATCGTTTTGCCCGTTGTCCTTATCCCACACAATCCAGCAGGAGGAGTCAATAGGGAGTCGGCTGATGAAGTGATTGGCCCCCCAGATGATTTGATTTTTCGATACGCGACGCAGTTCCCGGAAGTACTCAGCTTTGGGCGGATCTTTGTCCCATCCTTTCGAAGTAAAGGACTTGGCTTTAGCCAGTAAACTCCTGGTGTGGTTCGTCCCTCCATCCTCCCCGATCCCGTAAGGCGGGTCAACGATAGCGAGGTCATACGCCTTATCCGGCATCTGCCGCATGGCTTCCAGCGAGTCTCCTAAGTGCAGGTTTATCATGGCTTTACATTGGTTTTCTCCGCCCCCGTCAGCTGGCGGATTTCGCAGTCAAAGAAGTAGCTTTCCAGTACCAGCGGCAAACCGTCGGTCAGCATGGAGTCGTAGGGCGGAAGTCGGTAGTAGTACTTGCCCATCCGGCGGCCTGCCCGGTTGGCACAGGCACAGTCAAGGTCAAGAACGTACTGCCGGAGGTCACGGACGGCATCGTTACGGGCAAGGTCACGACGGCACTGGCGAATAGCGAGTAGGTTGCCAATCGTAAGAATGGTGAAAAGGGCCGCAACGGATAAAATGGCACAAGACAAAATGGTTACAGCGGGGGTCATTTCTTCTCGGCCATTAGCAGTTCGTAGATAATCCAGGCGATGGACACGGCCAGGGCCGTGGCGTAAACCTTCAGGGCGATGCCGCCCAGCGAAAGGCAGGTCAGCGTCGCCAGCAGGCACAAAAGGCAGATCAAAAGGGTCGTTCTCATGGCTTCAAATCACGCCCCAGTGGCGCAGAAAGGTGATCAGGACAAACAGGTAGATCGGCACGGTGATCACCGAAATCAGCGTGACCAGCCGGGCCTCGGTCTTCAGGTAGTCTTTCATCTGTTGGGCCTTGCTCTGCACCCACAGGCGGGCGTAGATCGCGTAGATTTCCACGATACCGGCGTCGTGGTTGGGCTTCTTCATCGGAGAGTACATCATGGCGATACGGGGGTTTAGTGGGTGAAACAGGAATGAAGGCGTTTGCCGATGGCTTCCACGACGTTGACCGTGACGGCGTTGCCGACCATGCGGTATCGCTGGGTTTTCGGCACGGACTTGACCTCGTAGTTGTAAATGCCGTAGCGAGTCCAGTTATCGGGGAAGCCCTGAAGGCGTTCACATTCGATCTCGGTCAAACGACGGATGCCCGTGTCGGCCTGAATGTTAGGAACGACTGTCCCGCTGTTCTGTGAACCGCGACGGAGCGTAGGGGCAAGACCTTCTGAATCGTAAACCCGGTCGGACTGGCTGTAGGGGGTGCCGTTGACCACCTTAATGATCGGCTGTCCGCTTCCGTCCTGACGCGCCCGGGCGTTGATGGTAGGGCTGTTGCCGTCCTGACGCCAGCGGAAACCGCTGTCCAGGCGGTAGTCACCCACCTGCACCACCGTCCGCTGTCCGTGGTTGTCTACTCCTTTGGAGTAGTTGGCATCGAGACAATTGACGGTTTGTGCCCCGGCTGCGAGAGGATGCGGGAAATCGCGTTCGGTGAAAGGAAATACCCCGGGTCGACTTCTTCCATCAAGATGTCCGATAAGGTAGACCCGCTCCCGATTCTGGGGTAGAAACCAGTCTGTATTAAGCAATTGCCATTCAAGTCGGTAACCCCCAATGTTGGCAAAGGCCTGGACAATTGCCCAAAAGTCTGCGCCATCGTTTGTGGAGAAAGCCCCTTTAACATTTTCCCAGATAAAAATATCTGGTCGGCATTCTGCAATAAGGCGCATTGCCTGGAGGATAAGAGAACTTCTTTGTCCGTCCATCCCACTTCGCTGTCCAGCCACCGAGAAATCCTGGCAAGGACTTCCGAAAGTGATGATGTTGGGTCGGGGCAGCTGATGGGATCGAACAGCGGTAACTGACCCGAGGTTGGACGAGTCGGGGAAGTTGTACTGGTAGTTGGCTGAGGCATGTTTGTCTATCTCGCTGTTAAAGTGCCAGTCAAAGTGAAAGCCGGCCTGCATGAGGCCTTTGGCGAATCCGCCGATGCCGGAAAAGAGGTCCAGGAGTGTCATGCCGCCTTCTGGTGTTGCGGCCCCATCTCCACGAGGCGGGCCGGTTCGTTCTTCCAGGTAAAGCCGTAGCGGGTGTGTCTGACCCCCTGCCGGCGGGCGTAGTGCTTGATGATGGCGATGGCATCGGGCCACAGGCCCCAGGGGATGCCCCGTTCGCCCTCTTCCAAAGCCTTACCGAAGTCGTGCGGGGTGCGGCACCCGGCGAGGTAGTCGCGCAGCTGGTCGAGGGTGGTGACCTTCTTTCGGGCCTTCAGCTCGGCCCACACGGCGCGGAAGTCTTTGTATTGGCTGGCCATGTGCTTCAGGCGGGTTGAGATTCGATGTGTTCGATGGCTTTGAAGAGTTGGTACACCAGCTGGGGCACTACGGCGTTTCCGGCGGCTTTGATGGTTCGAGTTCGGTCCAGTCTGGCGGAAAACCCATCATTTCGAGTACGAAGCGGGGATTCAGTTGGGAAGTCTTCCCATCCTCTCCGAGCATACCGTGCATGGAGTGAGCCAGCGTGTCGTTCTGCCGCTTCGGGTCGGTTCGGGTGCAGCCCCCCTTCGCATCCGAGGATGCTGTCGGGGTGGGCAAAAGACTGGCTACCGCCCATCCCAACTTGTTCAGTTTCTGCCGACCGTCGCCCGAGCAGTTCAGGTTCACGTCGTTGCTGGCTTTGCAGGCATTCGGGGTTGGCAGTAAGGCCCGACTTAGGGCCGTCTCCAGATTGTTGTGTTTGTCGTTCAGCCGGCTCTCCGAAACTCCCCCGGTCATCGCGCTCCGGGGCGTTGGAAGTAGGGATTGCGCCAATTCTGCCGGATTCAGGCTGCGACCCTTGCGGAACCGTTCCGACCGGACCCGGTTGGTTGCCGTAGGCGTTGATAGAAGTCCGCTCCGGACCACTCCCGCCAAGCCCAGCCGTGAGCTCGACCCGTCCGGGTTCTTCATCCGCACACTGCCCGTTTCGGTCAGATACGGTTCCCCGCTGCCGCTGTTGAACCCCTCCTGAGCGGCTGGCGTGGGCAATAATCCAAAGTCGGTCCCGGCGGTGGGGGGCGTTGACACCGCAAGCTGGAAGTACAAACGATTGGACTTCGTAGCCCGCAGCTTCCAGGTCAGTGCACACTTCGTTGAATACCAGTCCAGCGTTCCAATTAAGTAGGCCGAATACGTTTTCGCCCACCACCCAACGCGGCTGAATTTCCCGAATGACTCTAAGCATTTCGGGCCACAGGTGGCGTTCATCCTCCTTGCCGAGCCGCTTTCCGGCGAGGGAGTAGGGCTGACAGGGGAAACCCCCGCAAACAAGGTCAATTGCGCCCCGGTAGGGCTTGCCGTCGAAGGTCTTGATGTCGCTGTAGCGTTCTGCATTGGGAAAGTTTTTAGCCAGCACCTTGCGGCACCATTCATCGATTTCAACCTGCACCACCGTCTCCCACCCCATCCATTCGGCGGCAAGGTCAAATCCTCCAATACCTGCGAATAAGCTGCACACTCTCATCTCGTTTTCGTTTCGGGGGAAGAACCGGGGCAGGCCCTTCGCCCGCCCGGTTGCTTGGTTTTACCCTTTCATTCATGAACACACTCAAAATGGCAGGTCGCCCGTCTCCTCCTCCACGCCGACCGGCTCCTGACTGCCGACCTGCGCGGCCTGCGGCTGCGGGTTTTCCTCGCCCATCAGCTTGCGGTACTGTTCGGACTCCTTCAGCTTGTTCTGAATCCATTCCGGCAGGGCGGCCAGCTTGGCGGGCGTAAAGGAATCCCACGAGAACAGCAGCGTCGGCGTGATCTGGGCGGGGCAAGTGAAGCCCTCGGGCATCGGCGTGATGCTGGCGATCTTGGCGTAGATCTTGCCCGTCTTGGACGCCTTATGCACGATGTTGAGCATGCAGGGATGACCCAGAATGGCGGTGATGTCGACTTTGCGGGCCTGTTCTTCGGTGTATACCTTGCCGCGCCACGATTCGAGGTCTTTGCGCAGGTTGGCCTTCTCGGACATGAACAGGCTGTATTCTTTGGTGATGGTGAAGGGTTCCTCGCCCTTTTCGGCAGAAAAGACCTTCTTCTTCATCGGCAGCTCCCAACCGAGGATGGCTTTGGGCGTCAGGCGGGGGTCAGACCCCTCGAAGGTTTCCATGACCTTGCCGACTTCGACCATCATGTAGCAGCGGGCGATGTGGTTGCCTTCCGGCACGAGTTCGCGTTGGGTTTCGGAGGATTCAGCGTAGATAGCCATTGTGATAGTGGTTTGATAGTTTGGAATTATTGGATAAGGCTGGTGATAAGCACGACCAGATAAGATTCAGCTGCGGTAAAGGCGACCCAGAACAGGGCTTTCTTCCAGCGGGGTTGTTTCGATAGCCAGATCATGCCAGAAAGATCGTTTTGGTGTTTCTCAGGAACTCCGCCCATTGGTGGTGCTGGGCCGAACAGGTATGGTAGACGCCTTTCACCCGCAGCAGCATGCCGGAGAGGTAGTACCGCCAGCGCCAGCGTTTATCGGGATCGGGAACCATATCGTCCAGATGCTCCGAGCAAAACCGCTCGCTGAAGCGGTAGGCGTAGTCGACCAGAACGGCTGGGTCTTGCTTGGGCAGCCCGCAGAAGTCTTCGCAGAGACCGATCAACAGCCCACCCCAGAAGGTGGCGTTCGCCATCGTGTTCTGGCCGGGGAAGTGGTTCAGGTGTTCCTTGTAGAAGATGACCGCTTCCTGAGCGACCGTTTCCGAAATCGTCTTCATTGGAGGCGGGCGGCTTGAGCGTAGAAGGACACAATCTTGTGCAGCCGCTCTTTCTGAGCGCGGGCCACCCCAATCAGCCGAATGGCCTTTTCTTCGGAAACTTCGTCGCCCTTCGTAAGCAACTCAATCGCCTTAGCTCGGGTACTCTGAGCCAGCCGGTAGAGTTTTTCGAGTTGGTAGGTACGATACGGCGTTGCGATCATGGCTTTAGCCTGGGGGTCGTTTTCAACCAGGGCCACCGGCTGGTACTTGCGATTGACCGGGGCGTTTTGCATCTTTGTGTTCATGTGATTTTTGAATCGCCCGCTTAGAGCTTCCCGGCACGGCGGGCGATTTTTTGTTTGGGTGAATGAATGAGACAAATCTATACAAATGTTTCCAAATACGCAACATTTGTTTCAAATAAAATTAAACATTTATCTTACTATTGAAACATTTGTTCCTAAGTCTTTATCCTTCAACTTATTATCAGTTGCAAGAATGAGGGGATTATAGTAGGTTAATAGCGGAGAACATATCGTCTACTGTTACTATGAAATGGCGTTCCAGCCTGGAAGCCCTGTTTATTTTAAATGCCTTCCTGATCTGTGCTTACCTAATCGCTCTGCCGCTCTGGAAGGGCGAGTTAGGCTATACGCTGGCGGAAACGCTGATGAATTACACCTTCGGCTTTTACCGCCGGGCGCTGATGGGCAACCTGCTGATCCACCTTCCGGGCTGGGTTTGGATTCTGGCGGCCATTACCCTCCTATACACCCTTTGCCTGATGGCTCCCCTTGTGCTGATCCGGCGTCTTGCGAAAGGAAGCGGCTGGACGCTGCCGGTGATGATCGCTCTGTTTTACTGTCCTTTCGGGACTGCCCTGTATCTGAAAGACCCGCTGGCCGTCCGCAAGGAATTATTCTTCTACCTGCTGTTCTGGGCGTTTTACGAAACCGGCGTGCGACGGCCGGGCTGGCGGGTGGGCGCAGCGGGACTACTGATCGGGCTAGGCTGTCTGATCCACGAAAGTTTCCTGTTTCTGTTTCTGCCCTTCCTCCTGGGGTTCCTGTGGCTCAATGCGTGGGTGGCAAGGCCCTGGCAGGCCGTGTTGGGACTGTGGGGAGTTGTGGTGACGCTGCTGCTCTCCTACCTGCCGGGCAATTCGGCCGCCGTCACCGAACAACTCATCGGCCAATACGTCGCCCTGGGCTTTGAACGCGCACAGTTTACCGCCTTTGAATACTTTCAGAAACTGCCCCCGGGTCAGAACATCCGGGAAGCATCGCGCCACCTGACGGGGGTAAACCCCCTCGTCTACGGAGGGCTGTACCTGCTGTTTGGCTCCCTGCTATGGGTGATGCCCCGGCTGGCGGGCGCTCGGGTTCAGCTGCCCCGACCGAAAGACCTGCTGATTGCCCTGGCCGTTATCCTCGTCGCGGCCTTTTCGCTGGGCTTCATTGCGATGGATTACGGCCGCTGGCTGGGCGTGGCCTTTACCACGTCGCTGCTGCTGACGGCCTCGCAGCTACCCAAAGCCAAAGCCCGAACCGTTGCCAGTCCGGGCCTATGGGGGTGGGCCGCTCTGCTTGTCTGCTTTGCCGCCTTCTTTGTGCTGCGGGTTCCCCATTTTACCGACCTTGCCTTCGATCCGGCGCAATGGGCGATGGTTCACCGGCTGCTGGGCAAAGACCTGCTGTTACTGGCCGTAGCCATGGGGCTGATTCGGTTCAGCCGAATTTTGATCCGGGTTTAGGCCACTTTCAGTTTGCCGTCGCTGCGTCCCTGCGCGTCGCTGTTGATCAGTTCGTCCAGCGGATTTTTCCCAAAACGATAGTAACGATTCGACGCCCGGCTGAACGTGTATTCCTTCATACCCGGAATCCCTACTAAGCGCTGCTTCTTCACCTTCTTGACATGGGCCTCCACTTCCGTCCGGCTGGGGTCGGTTTCCTGCCAGGGTCGACGAATCACGATCAGGTTGTCAATCTTATTGGCCCACATCGCCCCGCCCGACAGGTCGTAAAAACCGATCAGGTCGTATTCGCCGTCCTTGTTCTTCTTGCGGTCGCCTTTTGGGTGCACCACCATCCAGTAGGCAATGTTCTGGTTGATGGAAAACCGCTTCCGCTTCGTTAGAAAGCCTTCCAGGTACTGATCGTCCCGGAGGCTGAAATCCCGGCTGAGCTGGTTGTACGGGTCGACAATCACCCCCTGAACGCCATGGTGTTTGATGCAGTAGTCGAAGTTGGACTCCACCTCTTCGATGGTGTGGGCCGTTTCGGGGTAGATGTAGAAGAAATGATCCTGAATGAAGTTGGCGGCCTCCGCGTATTGCTGATCGCTCATCCGGTTGTTGTAGCCGATGTCGACCGACTTGCCCACCATGGCGTGAATCAGTCCGTTGTAGAAGTCTTTTTCGGGGTACGACTCCGGGCTGAAGACCGCCCACTTCCAGCCGTCGAACAGCGACTTGAACAGCGCCATCTGGAGCATGAACTCCGACTTTCCGCTATTGGGGTAACCGGTGAATACGGTTACCTCGCCTTTCTTGATGGTGAAGTGTTCGTCCAGATCGGGCATGTAGGTCGTTTCACCCCGCAGCCGCCCGTTTTTGAACTCCGACACCATTTCATCCCAGCAGCCCGACAGAAACCGAATGCCGTTGGTGGTCTCGGTCTTAGGGGCGGGTTCGTCCTCCGGCACGTGGTCGTAGATGGGCCGCTCCTTGCCGTACTGGATGCCGTCGCGGATCGTCTTCTGGGCCGTATGGAAGTTGACCACGCCCGGCTTGTCCCGAACCTCGCTTTCCAGAACGTGAATGGCGTCTTCTTCCCGTACCTGCCCTGCGGCAATGAACCCCCCCGCCAGTCGGGCGGCCTTCAGCAGCTGGTTGTGCTTCTCCCCATCGGCCGCCCGGCGGATCATCGACGCGCAGATGTTCAGCTTGCCGTAGTCGGTGTGGCGGGCCTGGGTAGCCGCCTGGGGCGGAGTTTCGTCCGGCACTTCGTAGCCGGTGAACTCGTCGCATTCGGGGTTGATGTAAAGGTCGGGGTCCCACGATTCAAAGCAGATACGGGCGACGTCCTTGCCCGACGGGTCGACCTTATAGCCCATGTCGGCAAAGTAGCGCGAGAGCGCCTGAAAATGGCCCCGGTGGGCGGTCTTGTTGCCCGGGATCTTCACCAGGCACTTTACGCCCGTTCCCGAGGGACTGATAAAAGCCGCGTACACGAACGGCACGTCGGACAACGTATCCCGGAAGGCGGCCGGGTCGGGCAGATCGTCGAAGTCGAGGATGATGTAGCCGTTGTGGTGGGTAATGGCCTCGTTGGCCCGCTTGATGAACTGCCCGGAAAACAGGATGCAGGGCAGTTTCATCTTCAGCTTCTGTTGGGTATCCGGGTCGGTGGCCTTGCGGATCTGTTCGACCATGGGGCGGCTGGCGCCAGACTGAATGCGCTTCAGCACGTCGAAGAGGAAGGTGTATTCGACCTCATCGGGCTTAAAGATGTTCTGTAGCACCGTGACGGGTGCCATGGGGTATTTAGGCATAGGGACAGATGGTTATAGGGTTTATTTTCTTCCGAAGTCGGCCGGGTTTTCACCCCAGCGGATTTTATCCCAATACCGCAGACGACGGTAGGAATCGTTTAAGGTCTGGAGTTTCACGTTGGCCCGGCGTACCAGGTCTTTCACCGTTTCGCTGGCCGTGGCGGGCGCTTTGCCCTCGCCGTTTCTCACCCACGCCATGGCGGTGCTGCTGTCGGTGTAGATGGTCAGAATGTCCGAGATCGAAAGTGCGTGGACAATCGCCAGAAATTCGGCCACGTTGTTGGTGCCGTTCCGGATCGGCCCGTAGCGGAACAGCTTTTTGCCGCTGGCAAGGCATACCCCCTGCCACTCCATGGCGCCGGGGTTGGGACAGCAGGAGCCGTCGACCACTATTCCAATCGAGGGTTTCATGCGGTCTGGTAGCGTAGGCGTTCAATCTGTTCCTTCAGCGCCTGTCGGTAGCGGCTGTTGAGGGTTCGGATGTTGTCATAGCACCAGCTGAGCCAGCCCGCATCCTGCACCTCACCGATCCGCCGGCCGGTATACTTGCCCCAATAGATTTTTAATTCCGTCAGCGGCTGGGGCAGAAACCGCAGATGGGCCTTGCATTCGGGGCAGACGGCTTCCAGGTGGGGGCCGTTCTGACGGACCAGCGGCGTTGTGGTGTGGCCGCAGGTGTGGCAGGTCAGTTGTGCATCCATGAGAATTGGCGGACGGGTTTTGGTTTCGGTTGGTTTTCCTGGCGGAACTCGGGCTGTAGCAGTTCCTGATAGGTTTCCTGTCCGGGCGGACGCTCCTGCGGCTTTTCTTCCGGGATCCGGGGTTTGCGTTCGCAGTATTTGCGGTAGTCTTCGTCGGTTTCCTCGAATACCACCCCCGTCCAGTTTCGCTCGATAGTGGTTTCCATGAGCTTGATGCTGAAAGCTTCGTCGTAGCGGGCGAGTTTGTTCAGCGACAACTGGAGGGCGTTAGCGGATTTAGTAGACCATTTCGGTTGACGGGTCAACTGGCCCCACACGGTTTTGAAGCGGTCGGTGGCAAAGTCGGGGAAAGCAAGTTCGGCGGGTTTTTGGGCCTTCCTTTTCGATGGCTTGGCTGCGGGGGCGTCTTCTTCACTGCTCTTCGCTTCAACCGGCTGAGGCTCTCTCTCTTTTTCAGTATTGTTTTCAGTATTATTATTTTTGTGTGCAGTTTCTTCACACCTTTCCTGTGCAGTTTCTTCACAGGGGGTGTGAACTTCCTTCACAGGGTGTGCAGTTTCTTCACAGGGGGGGGTGTGCAGTTTCTTCACACCTTGAACGGCATCATACCAAAGGTCGGTCGTGCGTAAAAAGTCGCTTTCGTTGCGTTCGACCAACCCTTTTTCCTCAAGGACTTGAACGATGGTAATGATGGCCCGGCGGGACATGCCCATTTCATCGGCCATTTTTCCGCGTGACTGGCTGCACCACCCTGGAACCGGCGCTTTAGGATTGGCCGACAGGTTATAGATCATGTCCGCAATGCAGTATTCATTGCAGGAGAGGCCGAAGTGCTTACGGACCTGGTGTAGGACAGTCGTATACAGCATGACCTACACACTTTGCAACATTTCTTGCTTTTTCCGGCGTCGATCCTGAATCTCCTGCTCATGCCGGGCCAGCACCACCTCGGCGGCTTCAAGCACATCGGGGTTATAGCAGTCATCGCCCCATAAGCTCCTGATGATGTACTTTTTGGAAACGTCAATATTCCACTCGTGGAGGACTTTTTGAATTTTGGTGCTGTAGTTAGATACCTTTTCGCCTGTGGTTCCATCCGGATTGATACCCCTCAAACGACCGTACACTAGTTCTCTGCGACCATTTGTGTCAATTTTTTTTGCGTTTCTCAT